GAACGTTTGCCACCAGGTTCCGAACCGCCTTTAATCGCAAACACTTTGCGGCCAAGCCGCGTTTTACAAAAATCGTACACGGCCTGAGTGTGGTGCCCACCAGAATCAATACACGCGCATGCGATTCGACGTGTCGCGCCATTCTCTTTTCTAAAATGTTTTAGAAGATACTTGTCCACCAGTTCTTGAATCAATTTGTCGCTGAACGCGCCGTCGATAACTTCGTGTTCAATGCTCCAAGATTCTTCGTCTGGACCCCAACCTGTCGTTTCGATTTCAACACGGTAATCTTGAATATCGATACCGACCGTGATTAGTTCTATTTCAGGCGGTAAGAACTCGCCCCAGCCTTCGCGTCGAGCATAGATATCGCTGGCGCGAATTGCGCCTTCGCCGAAATCTTCGTAAGGCAAGCCGAGCACGGTGTTGTAAAAAGTTTGTCGGCGCAGCGGATCGCCTTTTGCTTCGAGCCATTCTTTAACAAGCATCGGCCACGCTGCATTTGGAAAATTGCTGTAAGCAGCCCAGACGTGAAAACTGGCGTGGCCCTTAAAAGGTTTTGTTGCTCGCCATTCGCCTTTTTCGACCATCGACGTTTTGTCGATTTCGTAAATAACACAAAAATTCTTTTTACAGACGTAGAAAACCGATTCTGGTATTCCGTTGCCGTCTTTATCACGATCCCATTTGAAACCGTATGCGATTTCCGGACCTCCCCATTCTAAATGTTGGTATTCACCGCAATGCGGACACGGAACAAAAAAATACCGCTGGTCGCCTTCGTTAAAAGCTGTTTCGATTCGACTAAGCCCTGCAATAGTCGGAGTAGAACCTTTAATGATTCGCCGATTCCAAAAAGAAAGCGTGCGCTTAATTCCAAGCGATAGTTGATCGCCTTCGTTTCCAGCGCCGCCTGTCGGGTATCCGTCAACTTCGTCAAAAATTACCACTCGAATCGTAATTCGACGAAAACCGCCAGGCGAATTAGCACCGACGAGTTTTAGCGACGCGCCGTTTTTGAAAGTTTTACTGAGAATCGTATTGCCCGAATCTTTGGCTTTTGGATCGCCAAGCAATAAAGACAATTCAGGCGTATCCCGAATCATCGGCATGATTTCAGTTTTGCTGTAATCTTCCGCGTCATCGAGCGAAGGTTGAACAATAAGTATCGGCGACGGATCGTGATGCGTGTAATACCCGAAAGCCATATCCATGATGCGCGTATAGCCGACCCGAGCGCCTTTCATTACAGATATTTCGAGCACCGTTGGATCAGTTACCGAGTCCATAATGCCAATTTGGTAGGCGTAAGCGTGAAAATCGCCTGTTGTCGCGCTAGTTTCGAGTGATAACTTTCCGTATTTAGCTGCCCAATCCGAAAGTTTTAGTTTCGGTGGTGGTTTTAAGTTAATTCGAGACGTTTCCGCCAACGCTTCTGCTAATTTTTGGCGACCTGCCGCGTAAAAGTTCGCGTCAAGCATCGGATAGCGCCTGTAACGCTTGAGTCAGCACGGTTTGAAGGTAATCTTGCACTTCCATGACCGTTTTCAGCGCGTGAATTTGTGGCGCGTGCCCGTTCGGGATAGCTAATAGCTTTGTTCTAATTTCGGATTCGCGTTTTCCGACCATTTTTGCAACGTCTTCGACTAAAACTACGCGCCCCATTTCGAGATCGTGTTCGCGTTTTCGCTTGAGCACGTCGTAAGTGATTTTAAGGCGTTCGGCCTCAATGCGCGTCATGCCGATGCTTATGCCGTTTTCGTCAACTAAAGCGTCTTCGCCGAGGCCGTCGTCGTCAGCTTCAAGTTTTGCCTGCATTTGAACTAACCGTGCGTCGTGTTCGGCTTTTTCGTTCTTTTTAGCGTTGCTTGCGCGCCAGTCCGAACCGACTAACGCTGGATCGATTGACCCGTCGGGGTGCGCTTGTAACGAGCCGATTTGAACGCATCGAGCAACGTGCGTGGCCGAGCACCCATCGCGTTTTGCAAATTCGCTTTGGGTGATTCCTTTCAGAGTTTTCTTCGGCCGGCCTCGCTTTTTAAGGCTTGGCGGTGGCGATCGCTTTGGCAAGTGCGGCCCCGAATCGTTGGTTAAATTTACTATCGACGATGATTATAGCGCGTCGAACAAAATTCAAATGTTGTCTAACCGGGCGGGCGTCGCCAAATCGAATTATTAGTTTTAGCCCCCGGCCGTTTTTAGAACCTTTGCCTGTATTTTTATCGATGCGTTTCCACACGCCGCCTATCTCTTGGCCCCCTTTCGTCGTGACCGTGCCGACGAATATGCCAGGCTTGCCGGGAAACGGCTTGAGACCGCGCATAGCGCGAGACTGATAACCTTTGGTCTTGGCATTGCGCGCGTCCATTTTGGCCGAGCCGATCAAGCGTTCGAGCGTATTGACGGGGAAGTTCCCGTACTGGTTGAGCATCGAATAGTCTTTCGGATTCAGCCACGTCTTTTCGAGCGGTCCAATCAACTTGTGATCGCCCCCTACTTCGTACGGATACAGGTATTGCGCAGCGGTATCCATCACAAACACCGTCGAAATCCACAAGTTTTTCTTTGCCGGGATAATGCGAATCGAGTTGACGGTGAACGGCGTTGGACGATCAAAAGTAGTGTGCAACGAAGCTTTCTCTGCGGCCTGGACATCCTTTGCGAGATCGGTCAGCGCTACCGCCATGGCAAACGGAAGCTGCTTGGACGCAAAGCTCGACAAGTTTGCCATTACTTGCTTGGCGTTCGAGCGAACATTTATTGAAAAATCAACCATGCCGCATCTTACCGCGTAACGACGATAGATTTTGGCTATCAATAACCGTAATACGATAAAAATTTTTATAGCTAGTGAATCAACGCGCGAGCGCAGTGCCCCGCCTGGCTTTGATAGCCAGAAGGACCCAAGTTTTTAGGAATCGATAGGCATTCGCTATAGCGCTGACGATAGCGAGCGTGCATCGATAGCGCATTTAGCATTAAAACGTTTCATTAGACGCGCTACTCGCGTGTTGACACACTTGCCCCGTCAACACCGACATGAACCGATCACACGGATTAACACAATGAACGATCAAGCAAGCACACAAGGAAGCAGCCAAGGTCAGCAAGACTCAAGGCCCGCGTTATGTGGTCTACGTGTATGACCAAGGCCAAGACGTTTACACAGACGAGCAAGTGCGCATCTATGCGCCGCTGATCTTGATTGAAGCGCTGTACGTCAATGGCGTGTGCGCTGCCACCACGACGAATCACTAACCGTCGAGCCGCGAGGCGTGTGTCAGATTATGTTTATCGATTTCTGCAATGAAGACGACAGTAACGATTAAAACGTTTCATTGGACGCCCTATTCGCGTGTTGACACAATTGCCCCGTCAACACCGACACGAACCGATTACAAGGAGTAGGAACAAATGAAAACAGTATTCGCCTCAATCGAACAATGCGCGCACGTATGGGCGCAGCAGACGCAAACCGAAGGACGCGCCGCGTCTGTTTCGTTTTACGGTCCTGTTTTTAACAGTTACCGAACAGCTATCGGTGCAATTGTCAAGCCGTTTGACGGTAGCGAATCGGTGCTACTAGTTAATGCGCGCAAATATTCCGCGACAACTAGCTCCAAGCATACGCCAGCAATGCGCCGCGCGTTCCGCGGTCGCATGTTCACCGTTTCGGACATTGGCTCTATTACGGACCATGCCGCAAACCTTGTCGAGTTATTTACGAATTACGAACGCGCAATAGGCAAAGCAAAAAGTGCGCGCTCGTTTGATTCATACACTCGAGACAGCCTGCGAACGCTCGCTAGCGATGCTAATAGCTACGCGGAATGTTTCAACTTAGGCCAGCCGATTCAGCGGGTGGACCTAGACGCTACCTTGGCCTCTATCGTCGCGCATCATATCGAACGTACCGCGCGAAACGATACGCCCGCAAAGCGCGCGAAACGCGAACGCAACGCGGCTGCAAAGCTGGCGCGAGAAGTTGAAGCAAAACGCATTGCTTCGCTGAACTACGCTAGAAAGCTTGAAGAATGGCGCAATGGCGCAAATGTTTACTTTGGCTATAACAATGGTCGCGACGTTGCATTGCGCATTGTTGGCGAAGAGTTACAAACAAGCATGGGCGCGCGCGTACCGTTGGTGCACGCAATTCGCGTTTTTAAGTTTGTAAAGCTTTGCCGCGAAACTGCTACAGCCTGGACGAGTAACGGACGCACGTTGCGAGTCGGACATTTTCAAGTTGACGCTGTAGCAAATAACGGTTCGTTTACCGCCGGATGCCATTTAATCGAATGGGAAGAAATTGAGCGGGTAGCTCGCGCCGCTGGAGTGTTTAACGAGACCGCGACAGCAGACGTTCTAGAGAATTCACATGCTTAAACCGTCAAGCCGCGCGGCGAGTGTCAGATTATGTTTATCGATTTCTGCAATGAAGACGACAGTAACGATTAAAACGTTTCACTGGACGCGCTACTCGCGTGTCTACACACTTGCCCCGTCAATACCGACACGAACCGATCACACGGATTAACGCAATGAATAACTTGAAAATAGTTGAAGTCAAGCACAACGGTATCGCCCTTCGCGCTGTCAGCCACAATGGTAAGGTGTCCATCGGACTCAACGGTGGGTACGAAGCTATCACCGCCGAAAAGACACACGATGTAATCACCTCGTTTGCTACGCAAAATGGTCTTACAACGCTTAGCCGCTCTTCCGACGCGGTGAACATTATTGAGGACAACCGCTGCAATTACTGGTTCGCTGGTTCGCTCGATGCGCTGGATGCACCAGACTTTGACGAAGACGTTATAACCGAACCCGGCAAGCTCCGTGTGCGTCCTGATAGCGGGTATAGCGGCTGCGGGCGCGCCTGGGCGGCGGTGGACGAAAAGGGCTTTGTCGTGGCAATCAAGTACATGGGCGACTACTACCCGACGCCTGAGCAGCCAACATTCGGCGACTATCGCCTTGCCTGCCGAGCAGAACTCGCGGACAAAGGTGAAGTGGTCAGCGGCACATGCTCTTGTAGGTCTTTTTACCTGGATTAACACGCATCCGAAGAGAGGATTGAACAAATGAAAGCTTACTTGCAGTTTGGCGAATGGGGCGGGCCGTATCAGACCGTCGATGCGGGCGAGTTCATCGACGCACCGATGCCGCACCACAAGGCCGGTTTGACCTGGACCGCTACGGGTTATGGTGCGGCAATTCCGACTACGCTCATGGTGCGCTACAAGGGCCATCTCCGGCGCGTGTATTGTCGCATCTATTCCAATGGAGGGACGTGCTTCGTCCGCATTAGCGGAAAGCGCGTAGTCGTGAGCCAGGGCTAAACCAATGAACCATAAACAGCGTGCTTTTGATGTTTTCTTAAACAGCAAAGAAATAGATACGGTGTTCGCCACCGGCTATGACGCGGAAGAAATGCGCCGTAGTTTGATTAATCACGATGGATATGACTCTCGCATCGTCGTCAAGCGCGTAGCAGTACCGGCGTCGATGCGCACCCGCTATGACGATGTTGCAGGCGAGTAGAGCCCCCGTCCATGCCGCTGCAATTCAGCGCGGCGGCATTCGCGGCAGCTTTGCCGGCACCAACCACCACCACCACCACCAAGGAACAAGGAACAACCATGCAAGCATTTCACAACGATGCAACGATTAAAGCTAAATTCGTCAAGCGCGTGCAGGACCACGCTGCTGCCGACGAATTGATTCAGGGAACAGGGTGGTACAAGGGGAAAGGGTGCGCGGTCGGCTGTACCTTAGAGTGTTACGACCACTCGCGCTATCCAATTGAGTTAGGTTTACCGGAATGGGTCGCGCAACTTGAGGACGCATTTTTTGAGGCTCTGCCGAACGAACTGGCAATGACTTGGCCGATTCGTTTGCTTGAAACAATCCCAGTCGGCATGCGCGAAAAACAGTGGGAGTCGGTGCGACACAGCATCGCAGTTAAACGATTAACGAAACTCGCCGCTGCGCAGCAATCCGCGATTGGCGACAAATGGGGCGTAGTCGCCGCGATTCGCAAAACGATTGACTATCACAACGAACTGAGCGAATCGCCAAGGTTGATGGCGTCGGCGGAGTCGGCGTCGGCGTGGTCGGCGTGGTCGGCGTCGTCGGGGTTGGTGGCGTCGGCAGCGTGGTCGGCGTCGGCAGCGTGGTCGGCGTCGGCAGCGTGGTCGGCGTCGGCAGCGTGGTCGGCGGCGTCGGCGTGGTCGGCGGCGTCGGCCGCGTGGTCGGCGTCGGAATCGGCGTGGTCGGCGGAGGAGTCGGAGTCGGCGAGGTTGGTAGCGTCGGCGGCGCGGGCGGCGGCGAGGTTGGCGGCGGAATCGGCGAGGTTGGCGGGGGAATCGGCGTCGCCGAGGTCGGCGGAGTCGGCGGAGTCGGCGAGGTCGGCGGCGAGGTCGGCGGCGTGGATCGACGAAAGCGAAACACTACTTGCAACGATTACTGAATTCACTAAAGGGGCGTCTGCCGAATGAGCTATCAAGAAAACGTAAACCTGTAAGGCGCTGACGCCACTGATTACGAACGAAAGGACATACCGGCATGAAAAACGAACTACAGCAGTTCCACGCCGTGGCATACGCGGCAGGCGCGCACGAGAAACGCGGGGCCGGCAGCATCCGGGTCCGCGTCCAGGGCGGCACACTTGACGGTCTAAACGTGTCCTGCAGCCGGCAGGCGCGGCAGGCGTACCGGCATGGTACGCGGTTACTTGTAACCGGCAGGCTAGTGGAGTCGCGCGACTGCAACGCTGGCGACTACGTTAAAGCGACAACCGTCCAGGTGCTGCAATGAATGAGGTTTTCACGATCCGCGAAGGTGAATGGCAAGTGCGCCTTGGAAGCGAAGTGCTGCCGACGATCTGGAACAGCAAGGGCGCAGCAGCGGCCGGGATGAAGACGGAAATTCGCCGCCGCAACCGCGGTGCCTCACAAGAGCTAGAGGACGTGCAGGCGCGGTGTGCGCCGGGTCAAAGCGTGCGGTATCAAATCATGAAATCTGAAGCCGGTTAAATATCGTCAAACAAGCCGAGCTTCGCTGAATCCGGCGCTTCCGGCACCGCGTTAAGTTCATCGTAACCTACACCTAGCGGGATGCTAGCGGCAGGCTTCGTCGCGCTTAAATGGTTTTCAGTTACTTGGTAGATGGCAGTGCCGGGCTTGTGATGCATACGATGAAACTCAATAAGTATCTCAAGCCCTTTGCTGACGCTATCAAACTGTGCTTCCAAGTATTCAACATCTTTTTCATAAATGGAAAAAGAACGCTGAATCTTGTTCGGGTACGCTGACGTGCGCCTACCGCTGCCGCGCTTACCGGTTCCTAGTGCAACTTTCACCGCAATCTCGGCAGTATTTTTATCCGGCAGTTCTTGCAGGTAAGACAAGATGACTCGACCGTATAAAGTTTCAACGTCAAACGCAACGCACTCATCATACCGATCGCCAGTCACCGGCAGCCTTCGCCGCGCCTCCTCATAAGCCTGCTTACCGCAATGCCCAAAAACTACGCTGGTCGGGTATCGCGCAATTTCAACTCTGATTCTGTTTCTAGTGTTCTTACTCATGCGTTTTCCTTTGTAATAACTAGTGTTGATATAAAACGTAAAAAGAGGGAAAATTTTTGGACCACACTCAGTCTCCCATAAATAATTTTTAGCTGTATGTTATCACCGGTCACCTAACCACTGATTAACTAATTACTCATAACATACACACTAAATATTTTTTATATCTATTAACTTTTATGTTCTAAAACTACTTTATATCCTTATTAAATTAAAAGGTATGTATTAAATATAATATAATAAAAGATTACTGTCAAACTTTCGCCCAAAAGAAAACCCGGCAAGTGTAAGGCCGGGTTCGTTTACAGCGGCAGGCTGACCGGCAGTCCGGCGCCCCTGCTATCAGGACAGCCGGCTAACCGGCAGGCATCTCGAACGCTCGATCAAGTTGCAGGGCGAGATCGGCAGATACGGCATGCTTAACCAAGTGAACGGTTCTGTTACTGGCGTGCTTAACAGTGCCAACACCGTGATCGGCAAGCGCATCGACGAAGTTGCTGCGAGACACGGCACGTTGACCCTCCTCGCCGATCCAGTCGGTATATACGTCATACACGTCACGCAGCATTACGCCATAGCGATTGTTATCCGGCACCAGGAACTCACGGATGAACCTGGCCGTCGGATTACTCTTAGCGATCCACCGTTCTTTCGCCTCTACACATTCCAGCGGCACGTCAAACCCTCCACGGCGTAGCACGCGCGAGTAACCGGCAAGCAGTCGATTGAACACGCCGGCAAGTTCACCGGCAACAATGCGCTTTGACAATCGGATGTCTTGCGCTTCCGGCTGAATGCGTCGCGTAATCTCGAATACTTGCGCACGACGATGCAAACCATAAGACTGATCCACGGTATGAGGCCAAGCGTTGCAAAGGATCATCGGCATCGCGCGGTTCAAAAAGTCAAACGGCTTCGCGTATTTCGGATTCGCCGTAATGATCTTTTCTTCAGCTAACTTCTTGAGCCAATCATCCGGCAATACCGCGTTCTTCTTATAGTCGTCATCCAGCAGAATCAATTTGTCGAGCAAACCGCTCGTGAAATGCACATCCGCTTTATTTGACAGCGCTGCAATCGATTCCGAATAGACAGCTTTACCCATCAACGCAATCACGACTTTCATTAACGTCGATTTACCATTACCACCTGCGCCTTTGATGAGCGTGAACACCGCAAGGTCGCGCACCGGTTGAATGTAGCACCCCATCACTTCCTCGAAATGGCGCACCACATTTTCAGTGTCCAAGTAATCGCTAAACTGATTCAACACGGTCGCGTCCCATAACGGGCACTCGGCAAAAGGATCGTATTCAACCACCGCCTTGCGAGTCTGCATCGACGCCGGATCGTGCGCCCGCAAAATGATCGAACCGTCGGGCGAGAACACGACTTCACCGTTCTTGCAGTTCACGATTGACGTATCCATCGGCTTCAAGTACCCGAACGGATCATCGTCATCCGTCGATGCGTGCCCAACCAAAATACCAAGCACGGTGCGCGTGAGTTCGAGCATACGATCGTCGCGGGACGACTCGGATAAGGCGGTGCGCAAGGCCACTGATACGTTCCCGCTGCCCGACTTCAACGCCTGTAACGATGTCCAGACCTTGCCCTGCATGACCGAAGGGTCCAGTTCGCTCCAAACGGCGTTCCGGTAGTGCCACCAGTTCTTCGCAAAATACTTCAGCGTTTCGCCACCCGCAAACACGGTTCGCCACACATGATCCACAAGCGCCGACTCAAGATCATCAATCGGTAAGTCATCGCCGCTATCGCCGTCACGCGGCTTTCCCTTGATCTTATCGCGCCATTCCCTAACGCTCTTGCGCAACACGGCTATAGTGATCTTGCTTTGCGTGATTTCCGCATAGCGGTTAGCAACCGCGTTTAGCAAGTCATGTTCAATCGCTTGGGTAATCGTCAACGAAGCGATCGCGGGCAGCACCTTGTCCATCAAAATGTCCGCGTTCGACGCCTCATCAATCATCTGCCGCACCCGATCACGGCTCACGGCGCCGCGATCAACAGGCTCGTCGGGCAGCGGATCGCCGTCACCCAAAAGCGAGCCGTGCGAGGGCGCCTTGGTAAACTCGTCTGTTAGGGCTTCCGGCTCGTCGGTTTCCGCATCGCCCTCGTCCGACTCATCCTCGAAACGCGCAACGTGGTCCAGTTCGGCGACGACTTCGGGAAACGTCATTGCGAACTCGGCCATCGCTTGATACGAAGGCATCTGGGCGGGCGAGACGAACGCAGCCTCAAACGATAGATCGCCTTCGTTAGCCTCTTTATCCAACTCGCCGAACTTGTGGATACGAACCAAGTCATACGCATTGACGGAGCGTCCCGCTGCCGGGTCGTTGTTCGTGTGGAACGAGTACAGGATCGTATCGTCGTCCAGCACCAGCGCGCCGCCGCCACCTTCGCTGCCGGCGTAACGCCAGCGCCCTTCCCCGGTAAGCTCATACGCGCCAGGTATCAACGATTCAAGGCAGTCGGTAATCCCAAAAGCACGACAGAACGCGCCGATGATTCCGGGCTTGAGCAGCGGCGAGCTAACCTTATCAACGCGAGTCTCAGGCGGTATCTCACCGAGCTTCCGAGGCCACTCAGCGCGATCGTGGCAGTCAACATAGTGCAACCCCAACACGTCGTCCGGGTCCAGCCACGCACCGGTCACGCCGCCCGACTGGAACACGCCGTCGATCGATCGAGAGGGGAAAAACATCATCTGCGCCGGTACGAACGACACCGCGTCAACGTCTTCAATGTTCCACCATGACGCGACCATGCGCGACAGGGCTTCGTACTCGTCAGCGCTGGTCAGGTCTCGGACTAGCGGAAGGTGGATGCGGATGCGCGGCTTGTCGGGCGAAGACTTGCGCGAGGTATGCCAAAATAATTCCAAGCCTTTGAACGTTTCCCGAATACGCGACTCGAAGTCACGAGGCGGAAAATCGATATCCAAAGTTACGGTCGAACGGACACTGAAAGTACGATTCGACCGTATGTCGCCATCGAAGCGACCGAGTATGTAATAACCTGCGTCTTTTGCCGAAAGTTGTCTTTCTTTATCCCAAGACAAATACGTTTCGTAAGTCTCTTTTCCAACACGCGGTTTAGATAGCACCCGTTTTATTTCGCGCCACGACATCATGCGAAACAGCATTACAGAGTCGAAGCGCGTGGGCGCGTAACTCATCGGTAAATCGCGCATAAATACTTAGGATAAAAGCAGTGAGTTGAGAACGAGAGTTGCGAAACGGCGAACAACGACCTTCATTAGTAAGACGCGGGGGCCTCGCCGCTGGCGCCGCTCGTGCTTCGTTTACTTTCGTTCAACATCGTTTCAGCCTCAGTTAACAACTGCTTAATTTCTTCGGCTACTTGCTGATCGGTCAGGCCCAATTCAGTGAGACGCAATACCGCAAGGATGCCCGCACGATATGCTTGGTAAAATGTCGTCAATACAAGCTGTACTTGCATCTTGCTGCGAAACGCATGACTAACTTCATTTCCATAAACCAGATGCACGCCGTTAAGCGCGGCGTACTGCTGATAGTGTTCTGCGATTGACGGAATACCAAAGCGGGAAGTGCTTACGACCAACTTGCCTTCTGCCGCTAACTTATCCGCTTGAACTTTAGTAATGACTTGCCGTTCACCGTTCTGCCCAACGACGATAACCGATTCTCCGGCTTCAATCGACTCTGCGATCTTGCCGAATAGATCGGTCTTCGGGTCTGCCTCAAGAACGTTCGTGCCAACCGAAACTAATCCGCGGTTTGGCCGAGTCGATCGAGCTTTACCGTCAAGCCCGCGTTCCACTCCGACATGTCGTTCTATCGCTTCTGCAATTCGCACCGAACGACGGCCAACCGATTCTTCTGTTGAGTCTCTATCTTTTTTGCTTGTCACTTTCTTGCTCCCGAATAAGTTGTTTTGACGCGAACAGCCGCGTTAACTGCGCTAAGTATTTTCTTTCGGTGGAGGAACCAAAAGCTCTTGAGCATTGCATCGTAAAGCGCCGTACTTCGATTCAAACAAAATCGCTGCGGATAAAGGCATTCCGAGATTGCGTATCCAGCTATGCACGGTGTGCAAACTAACCCCGTGCGCTTCAGCGAGGTAGTGCCAACGCGCGAAAGAAAGAAGCTCAGGCTTAACATGCTTCGCACGCAGCGAACTTTCCACTCTATCAAATACACTGCGAAGCGCTATCCTACGCAAGGTCGTCTGGTCAACGGTGTGCTTATGTCTTTTCAGGGCGTTTTGGTATAGCGTGGGCATGTGTCGATCGGGGTAAAGAGTCATGAAAGACGGGTAGGCGCAAGCTACCATAAACGCTTTGCAATTGTAAAATTTGCATTGTAGATTTTACTACTGTACTATCGTAACTCGTCATTGACTTTCGGAGCAAATTCAGAATGAAATTTAACGTACCCGCGCACCTTAAAGGGCGAGCCAAGCTCGCGGAAATGACTCGCCAGGCAGCCCGACCGCCATTAAAGATCACGCTACCGTCCAGACCTTTGTTGCAACGCACTGACGAAGGGGCGCGTTTAACGGAATTACCGAAAGCGCCGATTGACTTTGGCACAATATGCCGCGTTCGGAAACAAGTAGATCGTTTTAGCTAATGACGCAGTGTCGTCGTTGCGGTGCAACTGACTTGCGTTGGGGCGATTTTCAAGGCAGACCTGGGCTATTGAAACCGGATGGCATGTTGCACTCTTGTTATTACGACGCTTCGAGACCGCCAATTGACAATAGTAAAATTTACAATGTAAAATCTACAAACTTTACCACCACAGCAGGAGCAAGTATGAAGACGTTTATCAAAGGCACTTTGGCCGCAGCACTGGTATTCATTAAAGCGGTCAGCGCGCTCGCCGACGCACTACCCGAAGACGGGACGACGGCTACGCCGAGCGCGAAGCCCAAAGCGGACAAAACTACCGAGACCAAAGCGAAGCCTGCGCCCGCGCCCGCGTCCGCAGCCGCTGACGACGGTTTGGGCGACGACTTCCTGAACGACCCGTTAGACGCTGAAGGCTTAGGCGAAGACGTTAACACGGCTAACGATTCGCTAGACGACGATGAGCCGTCTCCGGCGTTGGCGGCCAGCAAGTATACCGCCGATCAGACCATGAAGAAGCTCATGGAGTTGAAGGCTAAACTAGGTTCAAAAGATATCCCGATGAAGCTCATGGCTCGCGCTATCAACGATCCGAAAACACCGTGCGTGATCGCCAATGTTCCGGCCGACAAGCTGGATTCGCTTTACGCTGAAGCCGTAAAGCGGATTAAAGCGGCAGGCTGAGGCGACGAACTGCCTGGCTGAGGTAGTACCAACCACAGTAGCCGAAACTCCCTCTTGGGCTGCTGTGGCGTCTTCCTCGTGGTTTCGCGTGGTTTCGGTATGTCCCCTACCGAAATCACGAGGCGTTTTTAATTTGGAGTTTTTGAATGCCCGAATCTCTATCTACCTTAGAAGCGGTTATCAATAACGAAGCTTTGTATTACGCTCGTAAAATGAAAAAGCCGGCTGAGTTTCTTTATCTAGGAATGCACGAACTAGAGCGTCTTAGTATTATTTTGTCAGCTAAACGCGGGCGCAGTGTTTTGGGTGAGGAAATAAAATTGTGGGGTATGACTGTAATTCCAGTCCCCTTAGAACGGCATTTGAGAGTTGCTTAATGTCCGGTTCGCATTCCAAGTTTTCCCCGTCGTCCGCAGCGCGCGGCGTACTCTGCCCCGCGTCGGTCGAGATCAACTGGGCCGCTGGATCGCGCGAGTCCTACGCTTCTGAACTGGGCACCGTGAAGCACGCGCTGGTCGATCTGTGCGTCAATACGAAAGTTGACGCTGATTCGTTGCTAGGCGTTGAACATACTTTTACCGTTGAAGGCAAGCCGCACGTTCTGACGGTGGATGAGCCTGTGGCCGACCAGATTCAGCAGTGTTTGGACTGGGTGCGCGAGTCGCCAGGCGAGATGTTCGCCGAAACGAAAGTCGATGTTACGCCGTGGTGCCCGGGGCCGTCATTTGGAACTTGCGATAACGTGGTCGCGCGCATCGGACATGCGACAGTCACTGATTATAAGTTTGGCGGTTTGAAAGTGCTCGCGTTTAAGAACATACAGTTAGTTTTGTATGCTTTAGGCTGGTGGCTAGAGTGGAATTGGCTGTTTAGCGTAAAGACGTTTACCTTACGCATCGCGCAGCCGACACTCGGACATTTCGATGTTTGGGAAACCACGATTGACGAGTTGTTGGAACTAGGTTCATGGATCAAGATGCGATTGATGTTATCGCAGGACCGCGACCCGGAGTTCGCGCCCTCCGACGCGGCGTGCAAGTTCTGCGCGGTTAACTTGACGTGTAAAGCAAACCGCGCCCGTATTGACGCGGAAAACGCTTATAAGATGGACGATTGGCGCGAAGATTTTATTTACGCGCTTGAAGATTTGTCGCGCGAAGACCTGTTATCGGCCTACCAAACCGCGGACTTACTGCGCATTCGTATTAAGGCGGTCGAAGAAGAAGTCGAACGCTTAATGAGATCAGGCGTTGACGTTGGGTTGAAGCTGGTCGAGGGCACGTCGCATCGTCGTTGGCGCAGCGTCGAGGAGGCACGGCAAGCAATGCTCGCGGCAGGCATTCCCGCGAAGGCCACGACAAACCAGAAGTTGATTACACCCGCCCAAGCGGAAAAGCTGGTTAAAAAATCACAGCGTAAAATTCTTGGCGAGGCAATCGTTAAACCGGTTGGCAAGCCAACAATCGTACCCATGTCTGACCCCAGACCTGAGTACGGGCAGCACCGGGCCGACGTGTTCGACGACGAAAGCGACGAAGCTTTTTACGTTGAAGACTAAGCTCGAATCGAGGGCGACGCCCTCATTCCTATCTATCGTATATCGGAGTATTTCGACATGGCTGAAAAAGCGACTGTTGTAGGCGGAACAAAAACGTGTATTCTGTATAGCGACGGCACGATCAAGATTAAAGACGTTCGGCTTTCCTACCCGCACGTTTTTAAGAAGTACGCGCCACCGCGTAAACCGAGCGACACCAAAGAACCTGTGCCGGCATTTAGTACGCAGGGTTTGTTGCATAAAGAAACACGAGAAGAAGACATTAAGGTTCTTCGTAATTTTGCTCGGAAGATGCTAAAAACCGAGTTGAAAAACAAAGAGGCCGAACTGCCAGATGAAAAGCTGTTCATTCGCAAAGCCGATCAGACCAAACCCGAAAGCATGGGCCATTGGGTTGTCAGTGCGCGGGAAAGCACTCGTCCGACCGTTGTGGGCAAAGACGGTCGAACACCTTTGACTGAAGACGATGGCGTTATCTACGCAGGCTGCCATGCGCACATCCTGATCCGGCCTTGGTTTCAAGGTAAGGCTTCGGGCTATGGAATGCGAGTCAACGCTAACTTTCTTGCAGTCCAATTCCACAAAGACGACGAAGCTTTCGGCAACATGAGCCGACCGAACATCGAAGACATTTTCGAGAGCGAAGATGAAGACGATACCGCCAATGCAGGCGCGTCCGAAAGTTTAGAAGACGACGGCTTCGACGACATTCCTTAGTAAGTTTGTTGTTCGCCGCGCGTTATCGTTGCTCGAATTTCCATGATTAACTATGCAACGCTTGCGCGCGGCGACCTTTCGCTCGATTTTGAAACGTTTTCAGGCGCGAACCTGAAAACGCAAGGCCTGGATCGGTACGTCAGCCACCCGGACGCACAGGTATTGATGTTGGGATGGGCGCTGGACGACGAGCACGTTGAGATTTGGGAGCCGGACCTTGAGCCGATGCCCGCAAAGCTGCGAGCTTTATTGTTGAATCCGAATATCGTAAAGCACGCATGGAACGCGCAATTTGAGCGTGTGTTTTTCCGAGACGCACTGTTATTAGATACTCCGATTGAACAATGGCGCTGTACCGCTGTTTTGGCAACGCTGGTGTCGCTTGACCCGAGCTTAGAGACCACCGGTAAGTTGATGAAGCTGCGCGACGAGCACCAGAAGGACGCGCGCGGCAAGCAGTTGATTCGGTTTTTTACTTCATACCAAAAACCGACTAAGCGCAATCCGGCCACACGCAATACGCGATATACGCACCCAAAAGAGTGGGAGGAGTTTCGAGAGTATTGCCGACAAGATGTAGTGAGCGAACGCTATATTAGGAAGCTCTTATCAAAGTACAGCGTGCCGGCGATAGAATGGAGCATCTATGCGTTGGACCAGAAGATCAATGACCGCGGCGTGCCTGTGGATATGGTATTTGTCCACAACGCTATTTCAATCGTAAAACGCCGTCGCGCCGAACTGTTTAACGAAATGGCGCGCCTCACTCAGCTAGCGAACCCGAACAGTGTGTCGCAGTTGCTGCCTTGGCTTAGGGCGCGGGGCTATCCGTTTCAGAATCTTCAAAAAGAGCGCATTCAGTTAGCGCTGGAAGATTTTGAACTGGCGATGACGGAAGACTGTATTGCCGTGCTCAAGGCGCGCCAGTCTAGCAGCAAGACCTCTGTGACCAAATACAACGCCATCGTCGATCGCGTAGGCGCGGGCGACCGAGTAAGGTATTCGTTTCAGATGGGCGGCGCTGGGCGAACGATGCGGTGGGCCGGCCGAGGCGTTCAATGGCACAATTTGAAGCGCATTGATCGCGTACGGAAGAAAGTTTTGCCGGAGATCATTGAGTTAATCCGCGACAACAATTACGTCGCGCTGAAAGAGCGACACGGTTGTCCAATTGAAACTTTGTCAGCGGTTATCCGGAGTTGTATTCGAGCGCCCGAAGGCCGGCATTTTGTAGTGAGCGACCTGAAGTCGATCGAGACTTGCGTGTCAGCCTGGATGTCAGATGTGAGCGCTTTGTTGAAGCTTATAAGAGACGGTAAAGATGCTTACCGGGATTTCGCTTCAGTGATCTTTGGCGTCCCTTACGACGCAGTGACCTCAGAGCAACGTGGAGTTGCTAAGCCGCCTGTGTTAGGCGGTTTCTACATGCTTGGCGGCGGTACGCGAGTAGGTAAGTACCCCGACGTCATTTTGACGGGGCTAATGGGTTACGCGGCCAGTATGGGAGTCAAAATTAAAGAAGCGGATTCAAAGCAGTTTATCGCTAAGTTTCGCAGCAAATATTTTGAAGTGCCGGAAATGTGGAAAAAGCTTGAAGACGCGATGATCGAATGCGTGCAGTCCAGGCAATTAACGCGAGTGGGGCATTTTGAGTTTAGTTATCAAGCGCCATTTTTGCGGCTGAAACTTCCTAGCGGTAGGTATATTTGTTACCTGAATCCGCAAGTGAAGATGCATACGATTAAACACGTTAAAGGGTCTTTTACAAAACTCGCAGTTAGTTATATCGGAAAAAATAAAGCGGGACAATATTGTCGAGTTGCTACACATCCGGGGAAAATTTATGAAAATCTATGCCAAGCGATTGCGCGAGACATTCTCGCTTACGGAATGTTAGCAGCAGACAAATTCGGTTTTGAAATTGTTTTTCATGTTCACGATGAAATTGTTGCGTTAACACGCGACACCGATCAAGTGTATAATTTACAAAAGCTGATCGAGTTAATGTGCATTAAAGATAAATGGTCACGCGACATACCGTTAGGGGCTGAAGGTTATGAAAGTTCGTTCTACAAAAAGGAATAGCGATGGACCGCTTGAACTTAATCTTGTTAGAAAAAACAACCCGCTTGAAAAAGAGATTGAAGCAAAAGTTTGCAAGTACGCTGTTCAGTGTGGCGTTGCACATCGAAAGTACACGACCCCGCAACGCCGCGGTGCGCCAGACCGAATACTGTATCCAGGTTCGGGAGCAGTCTTTTTTATCGAGTTCAAGCGCCGCGGTGAAAAGCCTACGCACAATCAGCTTATAGAACACGCCTTTCTTACCGAACGCGGTTTTCGCGTCTACGTTGTGGACAGCATCAATCAAGGCAAGTCAATTATCGATTTCGAGGCGTTTTAAGAAACTACTATGAGCAATGTCGCGATAAAACAGCGAAGCGATCTTGAGTTCTATCAAGACGGCCCCCGGAGCATTGCTCGATTTGTCGAACGGGTGCCGAAATGCGCTGTTTGGGCTGAAATGGGCAGCGGAAAATCAATAGCCACGCTTACCGGGGTGATCGACCTCATAAATCGGTTCGAGGTGCATCGAGTGCTGGTAGTAGCACCTTTGCGAGTTGCTAAGAAAACCTGGGCGGACGAGATCGAAGACTGGGCGCATGCGCGCCACCTTCGATTTATTTTTCTCGACGGTCCACTTTTGAAGATCGCCAAAATACTGCAAACCCGGCTTAACGATTTCGACGTATGGGCGATATCGTGTGACAAAGTTCGCGTACTTGAGACTTTGTTTCAAGCGCGTCAGCACATCTGGGACACGATGATTATCGACGAGTCCCCGAGGTTCAAAAACCCGTCGGCAAAAAGGTCTTTGTCGATGCGATTATTGACGATGAGATGCAGGCGCGTCATCGAACTTACCGGTACGCCAATGCCGAACGGCATTAAAGACCTTTGGCATCAAATTTATTTGCTTGACCGAGGCGAGCGCTTAGGTCCGAACATAATCGCGTTTGAACGTCGATTTTTTGAGCACGTCACCGTAACGCATGGCGACGGTACGCAAGAGTTGGTAAAGAAACCAACGCCCGGTGCCGAAAAAGTAATTATGAAATTGTTGAGCGATATCGTTTACGTCTTGCGACCTGAAGACTATAACAGTATCAAAAAACCTTTATACAACGCGATTAAGATTCCTTTGCCTGAGAACTTGCATAAAGCTTATAAATCTTTTGAAAGAGATTACGTTTTAAGTTTGCCAGACGGCGACAAAATTACCGCGATGAACGCATCCGGTTTAGGAGTTAAGCTGCTGCAATTCGCTAGTGGCGCAATCTACGACAAAAATCGTGAAGCTAAAATTGTTCACCGACTTAAAATCGAAGCGCTTGAAGAATTGATTGAAGATAATCCCGACAAACCAATTTTGTTAGCGTACAATTTTAAGCATGAAATACCGAGAATTTTTGAGTCATTTCCGCATGCAGAAGTGTTAGGTAAAGACGGCGAACAAATTGACCGTTGGAACGCAGGTAAAATTCGCATGCTTATCGCTCATCCGAAGTGCCTAGGAGCCGACACGGAAGTGCTTACCGAGCATCGAGGCTGGCAGCCTATAATTAAGACCACGGTTTGTGATCGGGTGTTTGACGGCGTAGAATTCGTAAACCATTCCGGTTGCGTCTACTCAGGCTACAAGACTGTTACCGATTTTTTCGGTATTACAATGACTCCCGAGCACAGGATGCTTGTTTCGGACGTTTGGGTCGAGGCTAAAAATGTTGGAACTATTGAAGACGCTAGAGACAAAGCACGGTACACCTACCAGGGAGATGACGCTCGTATTAGTGCGTTGTTTAGCCGTGAAGAGCTACCGGTCGTCGACGTACAACATGGGTCTTCCGAGAAAAAAGCGGACGTATACGACTTAGTAGACTGCGGTCCTCGTTCACGATTTGTCGTCAGAAATAAAAACGGCGAAACGTTTGTTTCTCATAATTCTGCCGCTCACGGCTTAAACCTCCAATTTGGCGGCCACATTTTAATTTGGTTCAGTTTGCCCGGACATAATCTTGAAGATTATTTGCAGATGAATAAACGTTTACCGCGCAAAGGCCAGCAACATCGCGTTGCTATCCACCATTTAATCGTTGAGAAAACTGCCGACGAAGCTGCGATGCGCGCGATCAACCACAAAGACCGCGAACAGGAAGAATTTCAAAACGAAATGAAACTTCGCATTAAAGCAATTCTTCAGGAAGCCGCATGAACGAGTACAGTCATTTTTTCCCGGTTGCACCGGGAGTTATTGTTGCAGTTAAAGCGAACCGAGACGGTACGCCGATCGAGTTCTATAAAGGAATACCAATTTTTGCTCGCTACTATTTGACCGATGAATTTGAAACGCCGTTGCTCGATCCAAGCATTGAGTATTTTACAAACCCTCAAGAAGCGATTTTTGTCGGCAACGTTTACCGTGAACTTGTAAAAGCTAATGCGACGATGCCTTACCGAATGTTCCACGGTTCATACGTTGCGTATTTGCGAGCTTCTAAAGAATTGCCAGAAGTCGCCGCTAAAATGTATTCCGCTTTGCGCCAAGGCGACATCGGACAAAGCGAGTTGGTAAAGCTTATGGCGCCGGTAATACGAGAACTATTAAAAGTTGTTGACATGTAGATTTTACTAGTCTATTATCGGTCTTGTTGTAGAGAAAACCACAGCACCAGTTCACAATAGGAGAATCAAGATGGCAGCAGCAAAGAAAACCACAGTGAAAAGCGTTCCTGAAGTTGTTTCAAGCGCCAAGAACACCCGTAAAACCCGCGCCGACAAACCGCATATCGCCGTTGTGTCCGATGCAATGGACGTGACGAAGTATGTGAGTCCGGTTCACCCGCATGCCGCGGCAGCGACTGCCGACATGCAGATGAACGCCGAACCTGGCGACACGGTTCATCTGTTCAAGCTCGTCAAGTCTGGCTCGCTCAAAACGAAAGTTTCGATCGGTTGATTCGGTTTACGAAAGCCCGGTCGAAAGGTTGGGCTTTTTATTATGACAACTTTTTATTGCCAACTCGGTAAGCATTATCCCGATGTATCGGAAAAAGCGCCGGGTCGTAAACCGCAAAACCGTCGATGCAAAACTTGCGAAGCGCGATTAGAAGCTGACCGAGTAAAGCATTTGAAAGCTTCATCAAAAAATCGATCTACGTTAAATCGACAGCAAAAACGTTACGCCAACGGCAAGGCTGGTAAATTTTTTGGTGAACTTGAAGAAAAGAAACGGCAAATTGAGATCGCTAATGGCTGATCGTGGATACCGCTCATGGGTGAATTCTCGTTGCCAGAACGTGAAGTGCGCAGGGTACAAACGACGCCATAGGACGCGAAAGAAGCCGCATTTGTATATACAAGAATGGAGGGGCCAATGCCCGTTATGCCGGCGCACGCTGACCGTCGATCTTTTCCGAGAGTCGGGACGCGAAGTTGTGAAATACAACTGCGAATGCGGCGGCCGGCCTTGGCGCCATCGTCGCGGATCGCCGGGTTGCGTGCATTCAAAAATGTTTGCTGCGGGGTTCCGTTACGACGATATCGGGACGCCAGAGTATCAATTGTGGCGAGAAACGGGAGTGCCGTTCTAATGTCTTGCACGCCCAACGCCCAAGTTAACCGGCGTGACAGCCGCGAGGTGAACTCCGATGGAAAAGAGTGAAGTGGCACGGCTGGCACGTCCGGTTGAACGTCTGGTTGGGCCGATGTTCCCGCGCGACTCACTCGGGGTGCTACACGTAGTGGCGTTGTCTGGCGGACACGACAGCACGGCGCTCGCGCTGCTGCTGCGGGAGCAAAATCCGGGAACGCCCTACAACTACATTTGCACGCCGACGGGCAACGAGCTGCCGGAAATGTTTGCGCACTGGCTTAGCCTCGGCGAGCGGCTTGGCCGACGGCTTGTGCCGATAATGGCGGGAACCCTGCACGGCACTATTCGCCGGGAGAAAATGCTGCCCAATTTTAGGGCGCGTTTCTGCACCCGAATATTGAAGATTGAGCCGTACCGGAAGTTTTTAATTGAACAGGCTGCGCTCGGGCCTATTGTTTCGTATGTAGGTTTGCGCGCCGACGAGGAGGGACGAGCGGGCGGCGCGTACGGCGACATAGACGGCGTAGAAATGAAGTTCCCGCTTCGGGACATGGGCTTCGCTGAAAGAGACGTGCAAGCGACGCTAACGCGGTTCGGCGTGCGATGCCCCGACCGCACTGACTGCGGAGATTGCTACCACCAGCGTCTCGGTGAGTGGTACGAATACTGGCTGAACCACCGGGCTGCTGCGATGGAAGCCGTTGCACTGGAGAAGGAAATGGGCGGCACCTACAGAACACCAGGCCGCGATGCTTGGCCTACCGCGCTCGAAGATTTGTTCGCGGCGTTTGAGCGTGGACGAGTCCCGACAATCAGTCTCAACCGAATGGCGCGCGAGCGCATGCAGGTTGGCGCTTGCAGGGTGTGTACGCTGTGAGGCCCAACGCCTTGAGTTCACCGGCTGCCGCAGGCAGTCCGAGTGCAACGAATTGTTCGGCCTTGTCGGGAGAGAAGAAATGAAACCGAGTGGATATTTGGTGATGGAAAGTGCCCAGCAATACGAGCAAGGTCTGACGCTGCGGCGTGGCCCCGAATACCCCGCAGCGGGGATATTGCAGTGGGGAAGTCCGCCCGATGCACGCGCGATTTTTGCTGATCGGGTAAGCGCGAAGGCCGCGATACAGCGCACCGAGCACTACAGGCTCGCTTTTGGCCGTGGCGACTTGCCAGAGAAGAAGTATTGCCGTGTCGTGCCGGTGGTGCAGGTATGAGGCCGAACGCCAGCTTAACCGGCGGCTCTGCCGCCATGGAGAACCACGATGAATGATGCGAACGAGACGCGGCAGAACCGTCCGGTTGAAGAAGTGGTTGGGCGCGTGCTGACCTGTGTTTACTGCGGCCATGAATACCCGCAGGACACGCCTGCATGGGGCGACGGTGTGCTGACCGCGCATATCAAGACGTGCGAGGCGCACCCGATGCGGGAGGTCGAAGCCGACCGCGACAGGCTGCGCAAAGCGCTGGTTGGACTGGTGGGTGCGAGCGAGCCGAATGAATTGCGCGCAATGGAACTGGCGATGCGCACGCTGCCGGTGCCGGACGAAGACAGGGCCGCAACGATCAACGCGATTCACGCGCTGCTGCCGTTGCAGCCCAACGCTTAGTTAGGACGGAGGAACACATGAAGTGCCATCAAGACGGATGTTGTTACCCGCTGGGTAGCAGACTCATTGACACAGGAAAAGGATTCAAGCCGCTGTACACCATCCAGATGAACTCTGGTCCGAGTGCCGAGACTCGTTTCTTCGGGGTGGTCTACAAGAAAAGCCAAAGCGACCGTGGCCTACTGATAAATTTCTGTCCTTTTTGCGGCGGCCGGCCGGGCTATTTCCGAATTGATACGGCGAGTTTTAACGCCGGAGTTAAGCCGTGAGCGAAGCCGTCGCGTTGAATGAATTGTTAGCGCGGAGAATTGAGAATGGACTACGAAGATTCCGACACCGAAGACGCCAAAATGTTGAGGCAGATCGCCGATCGACTCGAATCAGAATGGGCGATGTGCGGCATCTCCAGTGGCCTTTACTTTGAGTGGGCTGCTGAGATTGCTGTACGTTTCCATGCCGCGAAAATCAGTGCTAACGCAGAGCTAAGCCGCGTCGCGGCCAGCGAGGAAACGAAATGAGCGGAACGAATGCCGAAGGCCGCTGACGACCGGATTGCGCGGACGTGCAGAGCACGGCGGCGCGACGTGGACTGCACTTGCGCTGCAAAAACGCGGATACCTCAAGGGCAATGAGATCACGACCGAAGGCTTGGCTGTGGCTTTGCGTACCATGAGTTCTAACGCCGTCCCCACCAGCCGCGCCCACCCAGCGCTAGGAAAATGAGGACGATAAGCAAGATCGGGCCTAATCCGAAACCGCCATAAAAGCCCCAGCCGCCGCCGCAGAGTAGCAGTACGATCAGGATCAGCAGGATAGGGTCCATGTCAGCGCTCCGGTGTGTTCAGGTCCGACCGCGTACAGCAAGATTAGTTGCCCCAATGAACTTTGCTGGCAAGCGTTTGAAAGACCAGCACAGTTAACGCGGTGATAATGCCCCACCGAAAACGTACAGACTCTTTTTGATTGTCTTCAAGCACTTCCACTCGGCCCCTCAAAAGCACTAAGTCCACGCCAGATTGAGACTGACCCTCCATCTTTTTTTCCAGCTTGTCGAAACGCTCGTCAAGCTGGTCGAAACGTTGAGATAAAAGCGCTAAAGTACGCTCCAAGCCGGTCAACGATTTGACGTTTTCGTCGTGCATGCGTTCCAGGCGATCCGATTCGCGCCGAGAGTCATTGCGCCGATCCGGGTCACTGGGCTGACGTGGCGTCACGCGGTTTGTGTCGTGCCGCCCGCGGCGCTGTACGCGGCCAGGAGCGTTGAAAGCTGTTGAGTGTGCTGATCTGCTTGGCTGGCCGGAAAGGACGCCCAGATGCCCGCGCATGCGACCAACGCGGCGTTAATAGCGCCCGCTTCAACCAGCGTCCGGGCTTTACGCATGCCGATCAGCCAGATTGCGCAGCGGTCCTGGTTCTCCGGGGTGAATGGAGTGTCTAAAGGCAGTCCGTTGGCGTTGAGATACCACGTCCAAGTCGGATGATTGATTTGATACCGACCGGCAGCAGTAGACGGAACTTGCTTGCCGTTAATGGTCAACGTCACTTCTTGGTTCGGATGCGGGCCATTTGGAACAAACAGGCTCAACGCATCCGGCTTTGATCCGACAAGGCAGTCGTACCCGTTGCATTCGCTGCTGCCTGCGGCGATCGTCCCTTCACTCACAGCCGCCGTAAATAGAAAGGCGTTCATGTTGACGGACACGCCGGCGAGCGCGCAAGGTTGAAAAGGAATCACGAATCGGCTCCCCATTGCTCGAACAGCGAGTGCGAGATCGCTTTGATCTGCTCCTCGCTGTACTCCTCAATTGGCTTTGCCGCAGCGCCGGCAGCCGCGCGCAGAACGATGTCTTCCGGGCTATCCGGTTCCTGTTTCCCGAACTTCAAGTCGAACCCGAACGCGACTTTACCCCCGCCCGGCCCAAACGGAATCGTCATCGTGAAATCGGCTTGTGTGGGAGAAAGGTTCATTTCTTTTCCACATCCGGCAACGGCGGCACGATATCCGGCGACGCGGCATGGGTCTGCTTCACGAACCGCAGCAGCATGCCAATCACACCAAGCCATGCGATCAAACCGTGATACCAATTGGTGTGAGTGATCGGCGCAAGGCCCGGCAGCGTGTCGATGACGGCTTGGTTCGCCGAAAGCATGTCGATGCCTTGCAGCAACACGCCAGCGCCGATCGGCCACAGCGACAAGAACTTGAGACCCTGCCGCCAGTTATCGACGGCGTTGATCCGGATCGACGGGTTGACCAAGCACAGAATCAAGGCCAGCACCAGCACGCCGCAGATGATCGATAGCGCGATCACGGCGGTTTGACCTGTATTTGCGCGTTGATCTTGTCGAGCATCGCTTTTGCGCCGAGGTTAACGGCGTCTACGGCGAGCGCGCGAATCCAGCCAGGCGCAGACTCGAAGCGTTCGGCGAGTTCCGCGTCGGCCAGTTTTTCCGCGTCAACCTCAAGCGCTTGCAAGTCGGCCAGTTCTTCGGGGGTGACGGTAATCATCACAACGCCTTGATATCGGCCGTGATGCTGGCTTTTGCCGCGTTGTATGCTGCGACCAGTTCAGACGGGAGGCTGACCGTCAAGCCGCCCGCTGCGGCCGTGCCAGCGGCGACTACAGCGGCGTCCACGGCATTAAGGATGTCAACCACGGCTTTCTCTGCCGCAACTGCGCCAGCGGCCTGCGGGATCGCTGCGGTGATTTCCTCAACGACAGGTGCAGCCTTGTCCACGTCCGAGGTCAGCGTGCCGATCGCCGTGGCTACGCGCGTGCCGATCGCGGCAAGCTTGTGAATTGCTGCACCGATAGTGGTTTCGATTCCTGCGAGGGTGATGGTAGTCATGTGCGGCTCCTGTTAATGTGGAAATGATACAGCCTTAGTTTGCATGAGCTTGAGATGTGCCCGCAATGTTGAGCAAAGTGCAGGTGCCAGCAGATACCGCCCAGCTAACATAATCTCCAGCCGTAATTGAGGACGAGCTAATCGTGCCGTCTACAACCGTTCCTGTTGTCGTAATGGTCGCCGAGCCGATCGTTGTAGGCGTGGCACAAGACGTGCTGGTCCCGCACTCATAGAGGGTAACCGTTGGGTTTGTGGTGCAAGTAAACGCCGTGGCTGAAACCTCAATGTTGTCTACCGTCGAGGCTTTTAGAAACTTGCTGAATGCGCCCTTAGTGTTGGATACGGACGTAGCCAAACCCGGCTGAAAACTTACCGTCTGTTCAGCGCCCCATCCGTTTTGTCCGCCTGTTGAAAGCGCGCCATCTTGAAATACCCAATTGGTGCCATTGCAACGCGCGGACCACTGCCCGTATGTCGAACCAGAGACATTCGCGTAAATTCCGTTTGACGTTGTGTTACAAGTCGGCAAACTTCCGATCGCGTAAGTCGGCGTAATGTAGGAAACGACGTTCCAAAATAATCCAGTCTGGCCTGCCTCCAATTCTATGGGCGCTCCTGTCCCCATTTGTAGGGGGTAAGATTGATTCGCCAAAGCCACATTGCCGCCGCTTTTAAGGAAAAGGTTGCCTTGGCTAAACCAGCGAATTCTTTTGTAGATCGGGAACGTAGCAGATTGGCCAACCACAAAGACCGCTCCGCTACCGCCGCCGCTGTCGGTCGCTGTTACCGTTGCCGTGCCGGTGCGTCCGCTACCGTTGGCTGTGGTTCTGACGCCAAAAATCACACCACCGTAAATAATTGGGTTTCCGGTCCAACCGGTGCATCCGGTGCCGGAAGCTGAGAGTGTAGTTGCTGAGGTGTAGTTGCTGCCGCCTGAACTCGGGTAAACGTACAAAATCGACGCGGTAGTTCCGTAAGTGTTTATGTACGAACTAACAATTGATCTAACATTTGTAGTCGCCGAAATACTGTTGACCTGGTCGTAGACGATATCGAAGACAAGATCATTATTCCCGTTCGGATCGGCAAAGATTGTCCCGGTCCCATTGACCGTGTTCCCTTGGACCTCTATAGCGTTTCGACCGAAAGACACCACAGCATAAACAGTGCTCGCGCTGTTCGACATGTTGTAGATATTGTCTCTGACGACTATCGGAGTTGCCCCTGGCGTGCCGCCTGCGTCATCAAAGGCTTGAATGCCGCGAACAGAAGAGCCTGAAAGATTAAAAATATTTTTAGTGATAACAATACCAGAGGCTGCTGTAGGGAACGGTGATCCGCCCCCTGCAGTTTCATAGCCGTAGATAGTCATCGCATTTGCGGTGCCGCTGGCATTGAACGTGTTATCTAACACTTTTGAGTTAAGATTTCCTCCGACGTCAATCATCAAGCCCGAATTCATCGTAAGACTATTCGAGGTAATGTTTGCTTCGGTAGAACCTCCGCAGTCGATTCCGTAAGAAGCCCCAGACAAGACGATTCTGTTTAGCCGAATATCTTGATAGCGACTGTTGCAGTCAATTCCTCCAAAAACCGAAACTCCGCTAGCCGACTGATTGATGTCGTTATCAATAGCCGAAAGGTAATCGCCTTGTAGGGTCAATTCGTAACTAGAATTATCCTGAAAAATGTTTCCCTTAACTGAAACGCTGACAGCGGGCGGCACAGTGAAACTGTATGGCGCACCGTACCCACCAACAGTCAGCCCAGACCCGGTGTTCCGCACAAATTGATTATTCGCAACAATAATGTTGCTGGAATAGTTGGTGCTGCTAGCGGTCAGGTAGGAAGAGACTACGGAAGGATTGCTGTTGTCATGAACATAATTGCGAGTAACCGTTCCAGCCGTGACTGAACCTAAAAATAAAGGATTAAATGTGTTTCCCGTGATTTCATTGTTGTCGAGATAAAACCAGCCACCTGCAGAAGGACCTGTGCTTAAAATAGATAAGCCGCTGCCCAATGTTCCGCTATTATTTTTGAATATGGAATTGGTTATAATAATGTTCTGGCCACCAGCGCTCAGAAGGACGCCCCACTGGTTAGCCGTTACGTTCGCCTTGTTTGAGTCAAACGCAACCCCGTCAATGTAAACACTAGCTGCCGCCACATTAAAAAAATTGCTACCTGAAGCAGATGTGCGTTGAATTACGCATTTCCCTCGAACACCCCGCAAAATAAATTGAGGGATTGTTCCGGTTAAAAAATTGTTGACGATATAAGTGCGATTGCAAATGATCGGCACACCAGTAGCAGCTGCCCGATTAAGCGAAGCGGTATCGTCGGCGTCCCCAGTCTGATAAAAAGTGTCTAGTAGCACTCCATCTTGCGCAGTAAGTTTAGCCAATGTTGCTACATAAGCGCTGCCCGCCCCTGTGGGAGATATAGGAGTATTAGAATTAGCTCCGGGTGGAATCAGCCCGTCGGCAACAGCAGACGAGCACAGCGCCAAAAACAGTAATGAGAGAATTTTTTTCATGGCGTTATCTCAATACTGGATCAGCGACGCGGTGACAGACCCACCAGGGCTAATAGCGTAAACCGCGCTGGAAAATTTGCTAGCATCGTACGAATTAAGCGGCGGGATTGGAAAAGCATTGGTGGGCCCCGTAATTCCCGATGTGCCGCCGATGTAGATCGTTAATGTGGTCGAATTGTTGTAGATTTGTCGAAGCACGGGATTGGTCGCGGCAGGAAGTATCTGCGCGGCGGTTGTCGTCACGGTGGCTGGCGTCGTGTTCATCGTTGATCCCAGCAAAGGCGCTGAAACGATTGACCCGCTGTCGATCACGGCATGGAGATTAGAACCAACAGATTGCGTTGCCAAAAAAGTGGGCGTCACCGCAAATGCTGGAAGCGTCCCGGTAAGGCCGACTAGCGAATCGCTGGACAGGCTGAATCGAGGAATACCCGCGCCGCTAGCACCAATTCCGGTGACAATAGGGTTTCCACCAAACTGAGTGATATTGTCTGCCCAAGGCGATGTGCCTTGAGTGACGGAACTACTCCCGCTGCCGCCGCCCGAAACGTATAAAGGGTACGTCGCGCTATTGGGGTGCGCGTAGCCGTCGCTACCGATAACTTCCGGCACGGTTCCTTGCGAAACGCCTTGCGAAGGCGGCGGGTTTGAAAAAGCATCGCCGTAAGCGCTGGAAACGACGAACGACAAAATTATGAAAAGGTATTTCATTGCAAGCCCCTAATTTCCGACCCAAACCCACGCAAGTGTAGTTCCAGTAAGCGAGATAGTACCACCAGGATCAAGCGTTACAAAATTGTTGGCGTTCGCCACGGCGGTGCCGAAAGATACTCCGTTGAGGGTAGACGCAGTTATGGTCGCGCCGCTGTACTTGACCACACAACGGTAGCCTGTGTTGTTAGTGTAGGTAGTGGCAGTGACAGGCGTTGCGATCGGCGGGTTGACCGTTCCCTTTGGGTTGATGCCGGCGTTATCGGTAATTCGATAGCGAGCAAAGTTCGTCGGAACGTTCGTCGTCAAGTTGTTTGTAAGCGGCGTCGTGCTGCCTGCGCAATCGTTGTTCTGAATTTCCAACGCGCCATAAGCAACCGAACCCGCGTTCAATAGAATTCCCACCGTATTCACGCCGTAACCGCCGCTGGTGCCAATAACGTTGTTCTGAATACGCGCGATCGTGCTGCCAGCAGTCGGGTTCGGCGTAAGGTTAAGGCCCGTCGCCCATCCCGCGACATTGCAAGCTTGAATTGAATAATCCGCGCCGCCTGTAATGTTGAACCCGTTGCACGAGGCTGCACCAAAAGTGTTCAGCACATTGCAATTAACGATGTCCATTCCTTGAGCGCCAGCCGCTACGGTCGTCGAGCATTCAAACGCTGACACGCCGGTTTGATTCGCGGCGACCGTGAAAGAGCAGCCGGTGAATTTAGATCGAACTGTTGCACCTGCACCGGTAATTTTGATGCATGATCCAAAGGCGTTGTCGAAATAGGTGTTCATAACAAACACCGACGCGACGACATTTCCCGTCGTGGGGTTAATCAATAAGTTGTTCTGACATCCGATTACATCGGAGTCGTTGATCTGTACTGCGCCACCCAAAGTGATGTTGACGCCGCATACGGCGCCTGTCGTCGAAGACAGTCCCCCGTTAATCGTCGTGCCGTGGATGACGAAAGTTTGAAGATTGCACCCGCCGATAATTGCGGTGCCGGTAAAATTCGTAAATGTACAGTCGCTGATTACCGAAATTTCGCCACCAGCACTGCCGTTGTAGTTGATGCAGTTGAACAGCGTGTTGCTGCTGCTAAGTCCTGAAAACGCGCACCGGTAAAAATTGATGTAAGCGTTACCGTTGGTGTTGACGACAGACCCGGTGGTTTGCGCAACGCTAGTCGTAAATAGGATGTCTCGGAACTGCGTGTAGTAATTCGCAGACGTGAGCGTGATGAGATCGCCCGCGACATTTGATGTCCATTCAAAACCGGTCAAATTTCCGTTGACGCCCCCAAGCGCGCCTTGGAAAACGAACACTTTTCCGGGAACTGAAATGTTCGACGCGAAAGGGTAAAAGTTGCCCGGAAAATATAATACCGACCCACTGGCAGCGGCAGACATGATGGCAGCAAGCGCAGTGTTGTTGGCTGCTCCCGTGTTACCCGGAAGTACCGAGTTTGTCCCCTGCTGAGTGACGTCAATGACGCCATTAAGCCCGCTAACTAGCCCTGCGAGCTTGTTATATTGCGTAGCCGTCATCACGCCAGGAAACAACCCGCTAGACGGCTGCAAAGTTAACGTGCTTCCCGATATCGACGCGGCGTTGGCATTTGGCGTCGAACCGACCGCGCCTAGGGAAGTCGGCGACCCCGCTGCACCGGTGGACCCGGTTGCGCCGGTGGGTCCAGTTGCGCCGGTTGCCCCAGTTGGACCTTGAGGCCCAACAGTTCCTCCGTATGCGAGCGATGTCCATGCCGTTACGCCATCGCCGATTTTGATTTTTGAAGTGTCAGTCTCTAACGCGAGTTCACCGGCTAGCAAAATCGGATTTGCCGCCGTCCACGCAGCAGCAGTTCCGTTCCGTTGAACGATTGCGCCTTGATACGTTAAAGTCGGAACGCTCATGTGTAGTTCGTTGTAGGTGTTCCGCCGACAACCAACGCGGTGCCTTGCTGAGACGGGCTGCCGCCGACAAAACTGATCGACACCGCGGCAGGTTGATAGCCCCCGTACACTTCAGAAGCTCCGCCCGAAGAAAGATTCAACGGCGTATCTCCCGTAGCAAGAACGTTCGTGCTGCCGTCCGCGTGGAGCGCCAATAAGGCGACGCTCGCCATGACTCACAGGTAAGTCGGATTCGCAGGAACGAAATTCAGCTCAGTCGTAGCGTCCGTTCGACCGAGGTACTGAACGAGCTTACCCGCGTTGGCGGAGTTCGTAGGATCAGGCGGCGTGGTCGTAATCGCGCCGCCTGTGCCGAGATAGTACGCCGTGTTGACAGTAAGCCCGGTAAGACCGGAGATCGGGCCTTGCAAGTACACCATTGCCGTTGCCGCGCTCGCTACGGCCGCAAGCACATAGCCGTTAGCCTCTTTGCCTGGCGCGCTGTTGTCGGCGTTGCGAACGCTGACAACGCCGGCGTTCGACCAGATGTTCATGATGGCGCCAGCGGCGAGCGCTTCGCTAGCCGGTAAAGCCCGAACCTGCACTTCAACGCCAGGCGGCATCAAAGTGGGGTCGAGTACGCCGCTCGCATTCAGCGCTGGAATCTGGCCGGCGCTACTCACGCCCGCCGAAACCTGCGTAGCAAAAACGTTGGTATCTTTACCGGTGGAGTTCGTGCTTTTGTAGTTTGCGGCGGCCATGGCGACACCTCAGAGATGAGTAACAGTTGTGACAGAAAAAATCAAAGTAGTCGTGTTGAGGCTCGTCCCGACCGGTTGGATAATCTTACCGGTGTTTGCCGGATTTGTCGCATCGTACGGCATCAAGGCGACCATGCCGGCGACGCCTAAAAAGTAGTCTTCACCGGCCGTGAGTCCGCCTAGCGAATTGTTCGGTCCTGAATCGTAAATGGTCGCTAACGCGCCCAGTGCGTAAGCTTGCAGAACGTACCCGTGAGCCTCAATGCCTAGACTCGCGTCAGCTAGGCGAACGTTCGTAGTCGCGCCCGCTTGAACCAAGTTCACCAGCGCGCCGCTGGACAGCGCTTGAGTTGTCGGTATGTTGGTCGCAATGACGCCGCTACCCGGTTGTCCTGGTGGGCCGGGAGGACCAACCGGACCCGGAATACCCGGCACCTGCACTTCGATGACACTGGCCGGCTGATCGACGGCGAGCACTTCCACGACGATCGGCGGCGAAGGCGCTTCGACAACCTGAATAACGCACGGGCCGGTCACGCCGGCTCCGTAGTTGCAATTGAAATGAAACCGGTGCCTTGAAAAGTGCGTTCGACTACGATACCGCCTTGAAGTAGCTGCACGTCGTAGACAAAAGGCAACTCGCCAATACGCGCTTGATTGAAGTTGCTGCCGATCGGAATGTCGTTCGTGAATGAACCGGGAAATGTTATCGTGAAAAGCTGGTTATCTGTGTTGATCTGACCGCCGGTTTTCGATAATGACAAAATCGGATCGCTGTTTTGCGAGTAGCGAATCTGCAAAAGAATTTCATCGTAAGTCGAGAAGTCCCGAATCGTACCGTCAGACGCGGTAACTTGAAGTGATTGCAAGTACGGCGCGCTTTGGTAAATTTTTGGAATATGCACAACGCCATCGTTCGCGCCTAAGCGAACAAAGTCAAAATTCATTGGCGTTGGAATTTGCACTTTTTATTGTCCTAGTTAAGGTGCGAGGCTGGTGATGTCGGGTGTCAGGGTCATAGCTCTATGCCGCGCCGATCGTGATGTTCTTGCTTGGAGCCAAGGTGTTTTGAATATACGAAAACACCAATGCGCGTTGCGCTGTTGTCAACTGAGTGTTGTAAAACACCGCAGCGGCAACTTCGCCGGCAAAGGGGCCAAAGCCATTGCCAATATTTTCACCAATGCAAAAATTGCCAGGATACGGAACCGCGGCAGCTTGGCCCGAACTTGTGACAGTAGTTCCATCATCGATCATTAAAAATGCTGTCGTGGTACCACTGACGGTAGACAAAGACGTTGAAACGATGCGCCAAACATTGTTAATAGTCGCTCCTGAAGCTTGATTAGTGGCTACGCCACCTTGTGACGAAAAAATACCAAGCTGCCCGTTGTTGCTTAATCCTGGAGGGTAGACAATCAAGCTTTCCCCGTTAGCCACAGAATTAAAATTGTAACTTCCCAAAATAACTTCTTGATTGTTAAAGCTACTCGGCTCTGTGGACTTAAAAAGCAAAATCACTTCGTAATTCAAACTTTTTGGAATCGGCACAAGCACATGCGAACCCGTCGTCCCTGCCAATACGATCGCTTTCTTAGTGGAATCCCACGTCACATTATTTGCCGTCGCATTCTGGCCTGAATAGACATCTGTTACGGTGTTGCCTGAACCGTCGCTGAAATCGTAGAACGCTTGCAGAATTTGAGCACCGTTATTGGGCTGTTGCTGCGGGATGAGATCATAGTCTTGGATATGTGTCGGTGTAACGCCAGCAGTTGCGAATGCCGCTGTGAAATCTGCCATTTGATCTTGAATAATGAATGCTGTGCTCATGTCAGGAAACTCCGAAATCAGAATGAATGGCCCAATCGTAAAGAAGATAGGGGTTGCCGTTCGCATCGTTATAAGGCTGAGAAAACAACGCCGCGCTGCTGCGAAGACAAGAACGCGGGCCGGTAGTGTTGCCGGGCGTGGCATTCAAAACGCCCGTGTAAGCAAGTCGTGCTCGAATTGAACCGTCATTCGGAAGGGCTGCGCTGCAGTTCACCAACACGCTGTTATTTCCAACCAATGTCACCGAATTTATCGTCGCCGCGCCAGCGCTGCTAAAAATTTCCAAGCCGCGAGCGTTGGCAACGGGTTCGGTGACATTAACGGTATCAATGGTAGGGGTACTATTAAAAGTCAAGATAACTGTCGAACCTTTATGACTTGCACTAATAGGTTGAAACGGTTGCCAAGGTTTCCTGTTGATGAACTCCCCAACGTGGAAGCGCGCAAAATCGAGGCCCATATGTCGATAGCCATGTCCGCTGACCATGTGCGGGTTGTCGGTTCCGTAATCGCTCATTTGATATTTAGGCGCCAACACCCGAATCAGGTTCGGCAGTTGCGCGGCGGCTATTGATTGAGCCAGTGAAATTGTCGGGTAAGTGTGGACGTAAATTTCGTGGCTGGAGGTTTGAGAGCAGACCAGCAATACCGGTTGATTTTGACCCGTAATCGCACGAATATCCTTGTCCAGATTGGTAGCCAAAGCGGTAAGCCCTGCTACATATGTGGAGGACGGAGTGCTGAAAGATTCATCTGCCTCTCCGTGAACAAACGGGACGAATGGGACGAGTGGAAATTCACCATTCGCAACCGCTATGTTGTATGCGTTTTGAATGCCGGCAATCAGGTTCGTATAAGCCGGTTGGCCTTTTGAAAGGTTTGCAATCGGTTGGCCGCCGACGCCGAATGCGCCAACGAAAACTTTGGTCAAATTCGGATATTGAGAAGATATTACATTTGCCATCGCCGCCCAGCCGGTTTCGCCATAGCCGCTTGTAGCAGCTTCGATTGCTGGTGAGAATGCCGTTTGTGCGCCGGGTGTTTGTTGATTTATGCCCGACGAAAACATCACATTTGAATAAGGTTGAGTCGTCGTCAACGCGGGCGAACTGGTCCCAATTGAAAGCGATTGCCCGTAAGCCGGAATAATGAACATGCTCGCGGCAAGCGCTTGAACAGGCGTAAACAACAACGGTTCAATTGACGCGCCTGTATTAAGAGTCGCTGATTTTATATAGCCATTTTTATCAGCAATAGCAAAGCTCAAACTGCTGAATAAACGAGTTTTAATTGCTGACGGAACGGACTTAAAATTTGTCAAAAGTAGATCAAAAATGCGACCCGCGTTGGTGGTGTACTGAATGAGATAACCGTTTTTGTCGGCAAAACCGCTCGAAAGGCTTGAAAACGGCCTCGAAAAAATCGATTTAGTTTTTGCGTTAAGTCGTGCAACGGCCTGTTGCGCCGGAATACCCACCTGCTGACCATTGATATCGAGCACCGCAGTCGCAGTGCCTGATACGTTTTGCCACAGATACCATGCGCCTGATCCGTCGGTTGAAATAACGAGAAAATATTTGTTGATGGTCGCATTCGTTGCGGTGATGCCCGCGGCGGTTGTTTGATAAAGCTGGCCGCTGGCTAATGCGGCGTTGGCGGCATTTTGGGCGAGCGTCGCATTGGCTTGCGCTGAAGCGACGGCAATCGGCAACGCAGTAACCAGCGCAGTCGAATCAAGCAAAACAATAGTTCGATTTTCTACATTTCCTGGTGTCTGAACGGAAATGACGTAAGTTCCGTCCGGGGCAGCTACGGCGAACTCGCCGGCAGAATCAGATTGCAAAGGGTTTGGTTGCGCTGCGCCGTGGCGATCGTAAATGCTAGGCGCAACCGTAACACCATCTGCCATGTAGACAGTAACCGTGGCGCCAGTAAGCGCGTCGCCTTGCGTGTCACGAACGGTAGCGTAGTAAGTTTGCATTTCGATCCCTTAAATCATGAACCGTCAAGTTCAATAAGCATCCACGCCAAAGTCCCCGTAGACCCTGTATTGTGAATAGAAAACCGGCCAGAAGACAAACCCAAAACTTCTGGCGTAAGTATGGCGTAAAGCGCGTTTGAACCTGAACTTGACCCCGTTAACGCAGCCAAATTTGTGCTCCGAATTCGCGTAACTTTGTTGGGAAACGCAATTGGGTAATTGACTACTTGCCCGCTCGTAATGTTTCCGGTACCCGTGTCGAGAAGCTGAACCGTAAACCACTGAGAGATAGAACCGTCGAATCGTTCTGTGTAACCTTGTGACCCGATAGTCCCAACAGCCGCTGAAGCAGAACCGACCGAAAGCGCGGGATTAGCGCCGTTCGCAGGTTGCAAGCTCGCCAGCGCAAGACCTAACGCATAAGGGTCAACGGCCAGCACGCGCGAGGCATGCGCCGCGGCTTCGGTCGGAGTGGCTAGACGAGTTGCGCCATACTGCGCTTCCGTCGCCGTTTGGCCCCCGGTGCCGCCTGCTGCGATTTGCTGAATAGCCGCGGCAAGCTGGTTATCGGTAGCTTTGTTAGGGGAGATGCCGGCAGCAGCCAAAACGTTTAACAGTTCGGCCACCAAAATATTCATAAAATCCGAGTTCAGGATCGTCCGCGCCACGGTCGATCCGCCGTCGGTAAACCAGCCGGGTGTAGCAGCCGGAAGTTTGGCTGGACGAGTCGATGCAGCGGTTGCGTTGTCGGGCTGGAACATAGTTAAATTCTATCTGAAAATGATTGAAACATGGGCGGGAACTATCGCCAAAAGTTCGCATTGGCTTACCGAATCATCGGCTCCGGTGACGACCCAGTAGAAAAACCATTCTGAATCGCCTATCGGGTCGCCCATGCCGTTGAACCCCATGCGGAACGGCGACTGCGGCGTAATCGTAATGGTATAGCCTAGCGCCGTCATATAACTTTGGTAGAAACCAACGTTATCCCCGCTGACCGCGGTGAACCGCGCGGTGACGGATGCTTGTCGTTGCGTTAGCGTCGGAGTCGAACCCAAGCACGGGTCGGGTAAGCCTAATGTAGCTTCCCATTCTGGCAACAAGAATGCGGTATGGGTTGGGAACGCATCGTAAAGAAGCCGCTGCGCAGTCGCGTCGTTCCGTGAAAAAGACCGAGACAACGCGGCCATTAACAATGATTGGTTCGCGTCTTGGTCGCGCGGCCAAGCGCGGCCTGTCGGCAAAAGACTTTGAAGGGCCGCTGCGTACGATTTCGCAGAGAACTTTCCCGCTAAAGCCGTTCCGAAGTCGTAAAGATCAGATGAATATTCTTCCACGGTCAAGTGCTCAAAACGACCGTTCCAACAACCGGCAAAGAGCCGACCGCGACAACGACGTTTGCAGCCGGCGTGACAAGATAAAATCCTGTCGTTCCTGAAACAGACTGCACGGCGTTTTCGATATCTTGCAGGTTCAACGTCATGCCGAGCGGCGACGCGACGCGGAGGAAAGTGTCGTTAAGCGCCGCAGTCACGGCTGCCGTAAGCGCTGAACTCGGACTACTGATACCCGCGATGCTGAAATTGACGACCTGCTGCGCCGGAGCGTACGAGTAAACGATCGGCCCAACCGGTTGATTCGGAAAAATAGCGTTGGCGACAAGCAACTGATCGCCTGCCGCGACAGTATCGCGCGTCTCGCTCGAAGACACGCCATTCGTACCTTGCGGGAAGCCGCCGAATGCCGACTCCGACATATCGAACATCGTGTAGACGATGACAGTGCCCGTACCTCTGCCGTTGCGCAAAGCCCAAGCTCGCGTGACGCCAGGCACCGCTAAAGCTTCGTTGACATATTGCTGCGGGCCGCCTATGCCAACGGGGGTTTGGTACGCCGCGAGCATGCGGGTACGCAGCGCGGCGTCAGTTTCGACATCGGCCCCGCCAACAAACGCTGTCGAACACACGGCGCTGGACGATAGCCCCGGAATGGCGTTCGAGATCGCAAAAGTCGAACCGATGGGCGTATCGGTATTGGCGCCCGTCATCCCGGAAGGATCAGGAACAGCGGTCAACGGCACGAGCGCCGATCCTAGCGACGAGATCGTTATGCTGGCAGTAGAAACGTAGGGCACCGAATCTGATCGAGAATACGCTGTGCCAGAAGGCACCGTGACGCCCGGAGTTCCGGTGACAGTGATCTGGCCCGACGCCGGAGTGGCCGGTTTTCGATAAACGCCTTTAAGCGCGGCCCAAGCCTCAAGGGCTTCATCCGTCGCTGTAAAAGGATTCGACTGTTGGGCGATGTAATCAAGGTAGCCGTATTGCAAATTTGCAAAGTTAGCAACAGTGGTACCAATGATATTAAGATTTGAAAATCGAAGAAGCGCGTCAACGCCTTGCAACGAAGACGCGATATCTTGCGCGGCTTGCTGCTTGAGTTGCGTTAAAGTGGGGCGAGGAAATGGCACTAGGAAAGTCCGAAAGCTTGTTTCCAAACATAATCGAATTGCATGGCCGGGACTTTCAAGCCGTCTTGCCGATAAAGCACGATGGTGATGCCAATCCCGTTCGGCACACCGCTATTGGATAACAGCGCCACCGAAATGTCTACTTTCGAGACTACGCCGTCGTCGAGCAGCCATTGCAGGGCTTCTTGGCAGTAGTCTTGCGCGCGTTGCAGCGTATCGACGGGCAGCTTAGCGCGCTCTAATAGCCATAACCGCGAACCTATCAGCGGCCCCGACGACTCGTCGCACGCCCACCCGCGCGGGTTCCCGGAACCGTCGAGGATTTGGTCGTCCACATCGGCTAACCGGTCGGTGAACAAACTAATAACGACAGCGGTATAAAGGTCCGCACCAGATTGAAGCGCAGCGCCTTGAATGACGTAATCGCCTTTCGATATCTGCGGCTGCCATACGGTATTGATATCGCTCATATGCTCGGGGTCGGCGGATTCGTGGTAGCGGTCGAAGTACCAGATGCGACGTTCGCAACCTGGTGCGTGTGCTCATCATACGTTGCGCGCAAGTTCCCTACCGTAGCGGCGTTGCCGCTCGCCGTTTGATCGATAATCGTGCCGCTGACTAACATGTCGCCCGTGATGGTCACGGCGCCTTCTAACGCGATGTTCGGAGCGGCTATTGTGACCGTGCCGGACGCGGTAATAGACACATTTGCGGCGTTTTGAACAACGACGTTTTGACTTTTAGCTTCGATCGTGATTCCGTCGATGCCTAACTTGATATATTTACTTTGCGCGTCGTATGTCGCCGACTCGCCAGGCTTGAGGTTTTTAAGCCTGAATGCTTGGCTGTTAAAACCGACGACATACCCGTTCGCGCGATCGCCAGCGATAAACGCGACTCCCGCGTCGCTGCCGACAGGTGGGTTCGACGTGTGACCAAAAATAATCAAATTTGGTACTGCATCTACAATTTGAGGGTATGCGCTCGACCCGAAATTGATTTGCACAAGTTGAACGTTTCCCGAATCATCTACAAATGTAATTCGGCCACGCCCAATAACATAAAGCATGCGTTGCCACAAACGTTTTACGGCGTCCATTATCGACCTTGCCCAATTTGAATCGGCACTACCGATTTAGTATCGGGAGGCGGAATGACTAACGGAACTGGCAACACTGCGTAAGCGCTTTGCGGCATCATTGTAACGTCGCAAGTCGTACCATTTTGGCCGTCTCGCAAATAGGTAACTTCACCAATAATCCATTTTCCAGTAGATTCTTGCGTGCTGTCGATTTTCAATAATGGAAGTTGAACGTGCGCTAAAGTATTAGGTGCATAAAGCGCGCCATTAACATCTCGCCAACTATCTGTTGTCAGTTTTACCGAACGAGAACGCCCGTTGCGCCGATTTAACTCCCACGAAATTCGAGTATCAAGAAAATCTTGACTGATTTGACCGCCAATGGTTTCGGCTACGATGTACTTCAAACGATGGCGAATTGATGTGCTGTCTTTTACAACCGGACGAAAAAAGCCTGCTTCGCCAGTTTCGATCATAGTGTTAACTGACTGCGCGACGCCTTGATAATCAGAATATCTTTCCGAAGAACTGTACGTTGATGTGGCTTTTTGAACGTTGGTGCCCAATTCAAAACCGCTTCCGGCAGAAACCGTGCCGAGCGCAGCAAGCAACAAGTTTCCTTCGGGAGTTTCGTAAGCCAAAAGCCCCGCAGCGCGCGTACAGCGATCAATAATGTCCCAAGCTGTTTCGCCGTAATTAAGCGGAAAACTAACAATTGAAGGGCCAACGTTAGCATTAGCGTCAAGCATCGCTTGCAATGGTGCATAAGGCTGGACAAGCTTCGTAGCGATGTCGAGCGCATTTGTGCCGTTAATTAAACTGCCAGGCCATTCGGCGGAACAGTCTACTAAATCTTGGCAGCGGCCTCTACCCGAAACCGTAACGGTATGCGTTCCGTTATCGACGCTTGACACCACTGAATCGACATAGCCCGTAAGCACTACATCGTCGCCAATAAAAATCGTGCAAACGTCTTGAGGCTGAACGATGTTCGCTGCGCGCTGCGCGGGAAAACGTTCAGTCGTGCTGATCGTGAAATCGTTCGGAATGCGTTCAGCGCCGCGTGTAACTCTAATATCCGTCCAGCCGTTCAGCACTCTTGCGTTACCGGAGTCAACGTTAACGCCGACAGGTTGTGGCGTGCGGACTTGAATGTATAGTTCGTCGATCATTCGGCCAACGCCTGAAACGTTGTTGGACAAAACGCCGGATGAATAGGACTAATTTGACTTGTCAGTTCGTCGCTTCGAGTCGGATCGCGGTAGAACCGCAAAGCCAAAACCGGTGCAGGCAACGATTGGTTAACAGTAAAAGTTTTAATCGGCGCGAGACTGGCGCCGCGGGCAGCTAAGTCCGCAGATATCGTGGCTCGAAGTTGTCGAAGCGCTAAAAATACATCGTCTTCGCCTTGATCGCCAGCTACTTCAATTTCGTTGTCGATGATCGTGCATATCGCGCCGCGAACCGAGATCGCATCATCGTAAGACGACGGCTGATAGACCAGCGCCGCTTGCGCAAGTGCTGCTATAGCGGATCGGCGAAACAAATCTCCCGTCGCCAATGCTGCACTATTAGTCGAATTTCCAATAACTGAAGTTGCTGGGTATGTCGGCGGAACAAAAACGGCAAGCGCGCTTAAAAGACGAACACCGTCTTCAGGGTCCTGCGTCGAACTTTGAATGCTGTTTGCATAAGCTTGCGCCGCTGCCGCCGTAGCCGATGGATCAATATCACTTGCCGCTGACGACAAACTTAATTCGGCTGAAGATATATTCGCAATAGCGACTGTGTTTTGCGCTTGCAAAGTTTGAATAGTCGTACTTGGCGACGCAGGCGCTACGCGCGATCCTTGCGAACCAAAAAGATTTCCAATGCCGCTGAACAACTTGCCACTAAAAAGCCGCCCATATAAACCTTCGGCGGCGCCAGGTAAATTGACAACGGCATGGAGCAGCGAAGTCGCATCTTGCGCCACTGCGCGACCTGTCGTAATCCACGAGTTCGCCGTATTTTCAATGCCGTCTACGACGCCCGTTCCGTAACTGATAAGGCCGCGTACCGCGCTAACATACGCCGTGCTCGACATCGTAGAAACGACGCCAATCGCTTCGGTCGCGTCTCCCTGTGTAGACGAAACAGGCGACGGAAAATTAAGACCGCCCGATTCCATGAACGTGAAACGCAACGCAAACGCGCCGCCTTCATCCATTGATTCTTCAGTTTCAAAATCCAGAACGTTAACTTGAAATCGACCTAACGTAGGATGATTTAATTCGCCTTGATCTTGCGTTTCGATTGCGCCGATGATCGCGTTACGCTTGCTGATCGCCGTACCGTTAGCGTCGTCCAGAACAAAACCAATAACCGTAATGCGCCGCGCTTGCCGCCCCAAGTCTTCGACATAAGGAATGTCACGAAACGGGTATTCATGAATCGCGTTCTTTCGGCCGCCGCGAAATTGCGCGCCAATGACGGCGAATTTCAGCCCGCGAAAAGACGCGGGGTTGCCGCGAATTGATTCAAGAAACGTAGCCATTTAGGGCGTATCCGTTGCAGTCGATGTGACTTTAACGCCTGGGTTCGACGACATGGCAACTACCGAAACGCCTTTTGGCAATCCACTAAATTTGAAATGAAAAGTCGAAGCCTGTTGCGCGGCCGAGTTTACGTCGGCCGCGGTCACGCCGGCTGAATTGCCTTCTTTCCGGATAATTGCCGTCATAACTTTTGCGAGCACGGCCGGGTTTTTCATATCCAGTTCGTCGTTCGCGCCAAAACCCGTCCAGCCAGCGATCTGCGGAATTTCGGTATTTGGGTCGTTGTGATCGCCGGCTGGCGAATACTTGTTAACGATTCCGCTCAAAGTGTTGATGTGATCGCGCTGGCTGTAAATTTCAAGCTGCCGTGCCATCGCGTCGAGGCCCGCTTGCGGCGAAGCGAACGCTTGAAAACCTTTCCCACCTGGAGTGCGAAGATTGCCAGGGTTGTTACGGCGCCCTGAATCAGTACCGTGCGTTACCGCTTGCACGCCGTCGTAAATGTCGCTACCAAGAGAACCTGAACCGCCGAGCAGCCCAGACGCTTTGTTGTACAGCCAATTAAACCCCATGCCGGCAGCGCCGCCAGCGCCGCCTGCCCCGGCGAGCAGCCCAAGCGAAGTAAGTCCCGCGGCCATCGCGCCAGCGGCACCTCCGACGTAGCCAAACTGCATGCCGAGTAACCCAAGCATGCGAAATACTGGACCCCCTAGAGAGCCGCCCAACGAGGCCAACGACGCAGCAAGCAACGCGATAGGCGCAAGCACGCTAGCGGCAATCGATGCGCCAAAAATAATCGCAACAGACTTCCAGCCCCCAAGCGCATCGACCACATCGCCAATCGCAGTGACGAGCTTTGGGATCTTGTCGATCAGCCAGTTCACACCGGACGAGATTGCGCCTACGAGTTTGTCCCGATTACCCGCGATGTTTTCCCAATCGATGAATTGCTGGATCAGCGGTTGAAAAACCGGAATCAAGCCATTTCCGATCGAATTGCGAAGTTGATCCGCAGCAAGTCGGCCTTCGTTCAATTTAAGCGCGAACTCGTCAGCGCGCTTTACCTGTTCGGGCGACATCGAATACTTTTCGACCATTTGAAAATACGCTTTCATTCCCGCACGGCCTTTTAACAATTCGGGCAGTAGCGCGCCCGCGCCGAACTGGTTGGCGATCAGCATTTGCGCTTGGCGATTGCCCCCTTGCGCTTGAATCGCGTCTGCGAGTTGCAGCATGCCTTCTTTAGCATCAACCGCGCCGCCTTTCAATCGATGAAGCTGAATGTTCAACCGCGCCATCATTACGAGCGCAGATTGGTTACGGCCATACGTCGCGTCTTCGAGCGTGGTGCCCATCGTTTCAAACGCTTGGCTGGTCGCCTCTAAGCCGGCGCCCGACGCGATTCCGACGTTCCGAATTTCCTGAAGCTGCGTCGTCGTCAGCCCGAGTCGATCCGACGTTCGCGTAACTTCAAGTCCGAGTTTCGACCATTCGTAAGTCAAGCCGACGAGTGCTGCTGCCCCGCCGACGCCAGCGATTTCCGCGACGCGCTCAACAGCACCTTTGATCTGCGCGCCGACGCGCGCGGCAGCCGCGCCCACATTTTTAAGCTTCGAGCCGAACTTGGTCAGCCCGGAAGCATCGCTGAACTGTTTAAGAGAATTTTGAAACCGGCGCGGGCCTGCCGCTAGCTTGTCTAACGACTTGTTAATTTTGTTGACTTGCGCCGTAACCCTATCGACGGCGCTAATTTCAATTTGGAGCTTCTGTTGTCCTGCGGCCATTTAAGTTTTCGGCTCCCGGCGTTTTGCGTGCTCGAACCAAAAGTATAACTCAGAAGGCTTTAATGACCACCCAACTACCGGACCCCAATTGAACTCGATTGAAAGGTCGGCCATCATCCTTTCAATCGCTTTGATCGTTTTCTTGGTGCCTCCGGGGAAGCCCCAAGAATAGGCGTCTTCGATCAGTCTTCCGCGGTATTCGAGGCTTCCGACTCCGAAACGTCCGGTGCCGTGAACGAGGCCAAAAAATCCGCACACGCATTAAAGTCCCTCGCGGAAAGCGTCTTCAGCGCGGCCAACGGCGTGCCCGTGGTGTACATCAGCAACGCGAGCGTCATATCAACGCCGTTGCCTTGGCTGTCCTTAAAAGCCTTGCTCATTTGACCGGCGTTCGGTTCGACAAGGTTAAGTTCAGTGACGGGCGCCGTAAGGCCTTTCGTCAGCGGTTTGTGCAACGTAATGGTTTTCGTGTCTTCCACAAAATTCTCTTATGCGAGTTGTTCGATAACTGACCCATCAACGCCTTCCCACTTTACGTCAAAGGTGCCTTCTTCGGAATCGACCTCTTGAGCATCGACAGTCCACATTCCGGAACCGATCACGGTCTTGCCGTTCGCAAGTTCCACCGAAATCGAAACGCCGCGCATCGAATTGAAATCGGCAACCGTGAGATCGCCAGAATCGCTTAACGTGCCAGAGATCATGCCTGGCGTCGGCATTTCGGTAAAACCGTGAACTTTATCCTGTCCGGATTTCGTTTCGCGTTTTACGGTAACGGCGCTGTACTTGAACGCGCCGCGAAGAAGATACGCTTGACCATCTACGGTAAGCGTGGCTGTACCGCCAACAAGATTCGGAACTGCGGCCATGACTTATTCCCTTACGATAGACGGAACTGGACCAACATCGCCAAAATGTCGAGTTGATTGATAAGCGTGCCCGGCCACAAGATATCGACGCGGTTCACATTGGTTGCGTTCTTTTGAACGATCAAGTTCGCAGCAAACGCTTCAAAATTCTGCGCATAACCGTTGTTGCACAGCAATTTGTACGCGGCGATTTGCGCAGACCGAATTTTGTTCGGCGTGGTGACGTTGCCAAGCGTCGGAATTTGCGAACCGTCGGCCGCGAGTTTCGACTGGCCGAATTTCGCCAACAAGTCCGCGCGCAAAAACCGAATGATGTACATCAGGGAATACAAAGTTTCAACCTTGAGATAACTGTTATCAGGCTGGTTGAACGCATTGCGCTGATAAGTCGTGATCGCAAGCTGGATCGAAACCGTTCCGCTGTCGTCAACGTTAAACGTTGAAATTCCGGAGTACAGCAGCGAATTTTGCTGCGGCAGCATGAATCGAGACGATATCGGCGGCGGAAGCACTCCGAACAAAGTCAAAGTGTGCAGCGGTAGACCTGGATCGTTGCGCAAGCTTTGCGCGCACGCGCCCGCGTACGCCGACGCCCAGACCCACGCCGGGTGCGGACTGCCGTATACGCCCATGATCGAATTGTGCTGATCGTTAACCGTACCGCCCAAAGTCGTCAGCGCGCCGGCTGTGCCTGTTGCCGCCGTAAACGAGCCGCCGTAAATCTGCTGCGCGTACGACCACCGCCCGGACTGATCGCTCAAGAATGTTTGAATCGACGCCAAGCTCACGGCGTCGTTGTACGGACTGTCGATGAAATCGTAAGGCTTCGAGCCGAGGTTGCCTAGCGCGGTCGTCAGCGACGGAACCAGCGTGCCGCCTGACATCGCCACAATGGCAACGGTAAGACCTGCTGGCGTTGACTGGCCTTGAACCGCGCCACCGTAATTCAGCAAAATCGGAATGTCGTTACCAAGCAGACCTGCATTGACGGCAGTCAGCGTTACCACGCCTGCGACGGCAGCAGCCGTCACTGGAATGTTCGGCGTCTGGCCGATCAAAGTTACGAACGCTGCGGCGATCTGCGCCGGGGTTTGCGCGACGGCGATCGGAAGCTGCAACAGCCGGCCGGCGATGTACAGCGATAGAACGCCAGGCGCGGTGGGGGCGCCCGAAAAAGTAATCGAACCAGTTGCGGAAGTGGCGCCGGCAGCGTCTGCCAGCGGAAGATACCAGACTTCACCCGACGGATCGTTCAAACGGTAAACGTACGTCTTTATGGCGAGTATCGAACCGTTGCCGCCAACCGATACGGCGTCCGACGGGCTGGCCGAAAGCACAGGCACGTTTGGCACGGTGCCCGCAGCGATCGCTGCCGCGGTGACTTGGCCGATGATAAGCGTGCGCTGCGGTGTGGTCGCAGTGTTGGCTTGGGAATTGTCGAGTTCGGCGTAAAACAGCGGCGCCCGCTGGTTAGCCGGAAGAAGCTTGAACGGAACTGGTGTCGGCACTGTGCTTCCCCTTACTCGCTGTAATTCGGTTTGCCGCTTTTGTTCGGCGCCGCTGCGGCCTTGACTTCCGCAACTGCGCTTATCGTAACATCGCCATCGCGCGCAAGTCGATCCCAATAGAACTCGTCAGCAGCAACGACGCGGCCTTCGGCTTCGAGGTAATCCTGACGCGCGGGATCGTAAATTTTGTAACCTTGTTTCGGTGTGACGGTAATCGGAATCATGATTGCGGTTCCTGTAAAGTGTCGCTGCCGCCCGTAACTTCAACGCGGCCATCTGGGCCGGTAGTGCGAGGATCGGGTGTAGCTGAATTGGGGAAATCAGGATTGACAAAAGTGCCAGTAGGAGAGTACACGTTTGCCGCGTCAACGTCGATATGAACTGATTCGAGATCAACAGGGTCGGCGGGCGGCGGCGGAGGCCAGACCGTTTCGACAGGAACCGGATCAAGTTGAATAAACGTTTCGGAAGTTTGCACGCCGAGCGACATTTGAAACCCGCCGAAATGGTATTCGCCGTCTGAATTGACTTCTTGTTCAGTGACTACCGTGACGAATTGCGAAATGACTTGCCGCAACCAGTAGTCGCCCAGAACCGCTTCTTCGACGATGTAGCCCATCGCTTCGATCTGGTCTTGCGCAGCTTCTTCGTCCGGGCAATTCACGCGGCCAAGAATTTGAATATTGATCGTGGACTCGAACGCCGATTGACCTTTGTGCCATTCCGACTTTGTATCGCCGGTAGTGCGGATTAAAACCGCGGGGCATTTTTCAGGAGGCGTCGGCCAATCGCCAGGACTGGCGACAGTCCAAGCTCTGCCGTCAATCGCCGCCGTAGCTGCTGCGCGCTGAACCGCCGCCACAATTGCAAGGCGGATCAACCTGCGAGCAAGAATGGGCTGGACGGGAATGTTCATACAAAACGCGCTTCAGCGACGGCGAGTTCGTTGTTCGTGGCGATGGCGTTAAGTTCGAGATGAACGTGGCCGTGACTGTCCGGCTGGACTTCTTTTACGCGGTACAAACGCTGGTCAAGTTCGCGCCGAACATAGTCCCCTTGCAAAGGCGCTGAATAGTCGGCTGGCGGCGGAGTGTTGCCAAGTAGCGTTTGCCCGAAAACGGTGAACTGACTGATCTGTACCCCGAGTCGTGGGCGCACCGACGACATCGACTGACCGGAATCAATTTCAACGCTGGTGAAGCCCGCGTCGAAAATTGCGTTGATCGTAAACGACGAAGCCCCCGCGCGAGCAGGGGCATAAGTAAAAAGTTCACCGAAAATTTCAAAATTCGCGGCTAGGACAGTGGCATCCCAGTCGAACACTTTACTTTTTGTCGTCCTTTTCCTTGTCGTTGCCGTCTTTGGGCACGGACGACTTGCCGGCTGCGCCGATCAATTGGTTGCCGTCGGCATCGACGTTGTTTGCATCGACAAGCACGCCGCGTTCGATAAGACGGATCACGTCATCCGCATCGCTTTCCTCGAAAGGAGGCGATTCGCCTGGCGCATATGTTTTTGCTTGGCCGCGCGCATCAAGGCCGTGATGGACCGTGTTGCCACGCGCAACGGTGATGCCCTTCATGTTCAGCAATTTGCTGTCGGGCTTGGCTTTTGGGTCGGTTGGGGTTGGCATAGTTGGGTACTCGAAAGTGGAAGGCCGGTCTTAGAAGTAGACCGGAGCACAGACCGTGTAACAGGCGCAAGCGTTCGGTCGTTCCGGAATCACGATCGGTGACGACTGCATCATCATAAGCTGCTGTGCCGGGTCTTCCATGATCCAGGTTTTCGGCGCGAACGGCATTGCGACGTAGCCGAGACGCGGGTCGAGGATGACGCCAAAGGCCTGCGTGCCCATGATGTCCTGTCCGCAGAAAAGCACGGTGCCGTCGGCGAGCATCGGCGTTTCGATGTTGGTCGTGCCGTCGATGTACCAGTCGTTATACTCCCAGAGATCGAAGTTGCCCCATTTGCCTTTCCACACAGCGCCTAACGCCTGCTGCGGGCCGGGGTTGGCGCTGTTGGCGTAGCTGTTGAACTTGTCGTAAAGCACCGTTCCGTAAACGCCTCGCGCGTTCAGGAACAGCAGCCACGGCGTTGTCGTAAAAATGATGTCGGTCAGTTTCGCGCCGGACTTTTTCAGCACGTTGCGCTGTACCGCTTCGATGGTAGTCGTCGGCACCGGATCGCGGCCCTGCGAATCGAAATTCGCGGTAACGCCCCATTGTGCCGAACCGGTCAACGTGACGGTAAGCGACGGATCGCGGCCGAAATCGACAATCTGCGTCTCGAAACCGTCGCCGGCGATTGTCACCGTGCCGAATTGCAATGCTTGCGCCGCCATCCACTCCATGCGGCGCTTGAGAATCTGAATCTGATCTTCCATTTCGGCCTGAAGATTCGCCATGAACCGCTCAGAAGCAGAGGAGTTGCCTGTGATCTGTTCGCCGATCATGCGGCGAATCGGCTTGCGCAAGTCGGGCGCACGCTTGTCCTTGATGTAAGCCGGCTTGAACAGGTTGGTCTGATAGCGACGCTGTTCTACCAGTTTGCCTTCGACCAAAGGCGAAACGAACGGCGCCATGCGGCGGAGGCCGACATCGACATCGATCGCAACGAATTCGTCATCCGACATCTTGACGCCAGGGAAGAACGTATCGACGAGAAACGTCTGCGCGATCTTCAGGTTCGGAACGACCGAAATCAGCTTAACGGTGTCGTAAACGAAAGTGTTGTTGATTCCAGGCATGTCCTAACTCCGAAAGAGCGATGTATCGATTGTCGAATAAGTAAAAGTAAAAACCGCCGATTATGTCGGGTCTGAAGCGGAAACCGCCGCTTTAAGGAAAATGCTAAGCGCGCGCAACACGGGCTTGATAGTCGTCAACGTCCAAGACGGATCGAGCAGCGGCCCAATCACGTTCTGGTTAAACTCGCCGGTCAGATAAATGCCGGCGTTGCCGTTGATAACGCCCTGCGGCCCGGTAGCAGTCAAGTCGGTAAATGTGGCGAGAACACCGATCGGATTCTGGCTACCATCGGTTGCGGTCGCTTTTGAAATCGTGCCCAAGCCGGTTGACGTGGTAACGCCAATAATCGCGCCGCGGGTGTAAATCACGCCGCTGGCGAGAATCACGTTGTCGGTGACAAGCTTAAAGTCGCCGGCAATAAGTTGATCGGGAATATACGTTTCAGCGGCGCTACCGGGAATTTGCGGGTTGTCGCCGATGCTGGTCACGGAAAGCGTCATGTCAAAACTCCTGGGTATCTATGTGCCGCGAATAGTGAAAAAGAATTACTTCTTACCGTGACGCTTCGCCGCAACTTGTTTGGCGAGCGCAGCAAAACCTTCTGGGGTACTCGGATCGAGATCGTTACCAGTATTTGCGCCTGTTTCCGGAACGATAGTCGTAACGTCCACGCTGTCGTTCCGTTCCATAAATTTTTCGTACGGAGTTTTGCCTTTGACGGCCGGAGGCGCAGCGGCGTCCGGCGCCGACGCCAGTACCGCCAAAGCTTCAGCGCGAGAAAGTTTCGTTTCCAGCGCCAGCGACAGCGCCAGTTCAGGCGCGCGCGCGGCATCGGGAGATAGCACAATGGTCGAAATGCGTTCGCGTTCGCGGATGCGCGCAAGCGCAGCAACACCCGTACCGCGCATTTCCTCGTCGCTGTCGTCTTCGGCCTTTTTACCTTTTTTGGTTTTCGGGTCCGCGTCGTCAGCGTCGTCGTAATCCTTGTCTTCGGCCTTACCTTTGGCTTTCTTGCCCTTCATGTCCTTCTTGTCGTCTTCGTCTTCGCACTTTTCGTCGTCTTTGTCGTCCGACATTTTATCCTTATCTTTTTCGTCGTCGGATTCGGCCGACTTCTTGGCGGCGGACGCTTTTTTCGCTTCTTCAGATTCAGCGGCAGCCGCAGAATACTTGCCAATGCCGAGAAAAGCCGCAAATTTCGACGATGTGGAAGCCATGTTGTTTATCCCAAAATCAAGTAAGAAAAATGCGGGTTTCGCCCGTAAGCAAGATCATTACACGATCCAATTGAAAAAACAAATACCATAGTTAAAAGTTATTCTACCGACGCCAAAAATGCGTCAAACGCTTCTGCTGGTGAACACACTTTATCGGCGAAACCAATATCCACTGCCTTCTGTCCCATGTAACAGCCGGCTTGAGTATCAATAACCCGCTGCACGTCAATGCCGCGATTTCGCGCTACGGTCGATACGAACAATTCGCCCATCGTATCTACGTCCGTTTGCCAAGCCGCTTTAGCTTCAGGGTCAAGAGGAATTTCCGGATGCCCATCTTTTTTACGAGCGCCATAAGTGACAAACGTCACTTTCATGCCGGCGTTTTTAATCGCTTTGCTGAGATCGACGTGCATAGCGATAACGCCTACCGAACCGGCGCCACCGGTGCGCGGCACCGTAATATAGTCGGCGGCAGAAGCCAGCGCGTAAGCTGCTGAATACGCAGATTCGTTCAAAATCGCAATGACCGGCTTTGTTCCGCGGGCCGCGTAGATCGCATCGACGAGATCGAAACAGCCGGCGACTTCGCCGCCTGGGCTGTCGATATCAAGCACGATGCCTTTAACTTCGGGGTCGTCAAGCGCGACCATAAAATTCTGCCGGATTCCGTCATACCCTGTAAGGCCGCTGTAGCCACCGAGCAGCCCTAGTTTGTTCACCAGCGTGCCGCTGATTTCGATACGGGCGACCCCTTCGATGATGTCGTAGTCGCCGCGCTGCATCGTGCCCTCTTCCTCGAAATTGTCCGTGTCGACCCATGCTGCGGGCCGTGGGGCAAAGTTGTCGAGCGAGACAACGCCGAACCGTTCCGCGAGGGCTGCCATAATGACATCGACCTTGCGAGGGTGCAGCATCAGCGGCGTGTTGAATACGCGCGTTGCAAGATGTGCTAGGCGGTGGCTCACGGTCAGAACGGCGCGCGGCACGTTGCTACGTGGGTGAACGCTTCGCCTAGTCGAAGCCGCTTCGGGTTTGGCGACTCCATTTCGTTTTTAGCAAACGAATAGGGACGCAGCACGGCATAGGCGATAGTTTGCAGCGTTTCCTCGGCACCGACTTCCGCCCACAAAAGGAGGCCGTTGTCCGCGTCGAGGCGCCTAGCCGAATCGAGCACCACTGAAAAGGCGAGCGCAACGGCGCGCACGGCTTCCAAAACCGCGTTTTGCTCGTCATTCGGCTCAAACGCGGCCGCGATCTCATTCAGATTCATCATTGTTCTCCTGGCGTGCTTCGGTAATTCGGTGAATTAGGATCGTGAGAACCGCCTTTGTTGGCTTGTGCCGCCGCCATTACGCCGGACCATTCCGGAACCGGCAGCCCGCGTTCAGTAAAGCCGCGCACTTCGATTTCGCGCTGATCGAGAATTTCCTCCCAGTCCATATCGGACCCTTCCAACGCTTCCATTTCGAGCGTGGTAAGCCCCGCCGTCATGCCGAGGACTGCGCCTTCCCGATCGGCTACCGGATCAGGGTAGCCCCGGCCAGGACCGCCCCACCGGCACGCTGCGTACATAGCGCGAAAGTCGGCAAAGTCCGGTGCGCCTTTCGGAAGTGGCAGTTCTTCTACAGCGTGAAATTCTTCGAGCACCGCGCAACGCACTTGCAGCCCAAAACCGTTGCCGAAATCCGCGCGGCGCCGTTGCAGCGTTTTCCACGATTCGAGCAACGCGGCGCGCGCCGATGAATAGTTCACGCCGCGCCAATCTTGCGAAACTTGTTGTTCGGTCAAGCCTGTGGCCGAAGCCACGTTGCGCAAAAACGCAGACTCGAACGTGCCAAAATTCGTGCTAGGCCGCGCAGCGTCAACGGTGCCGATTTTTTCGCCGGGGTATAGGTTCAGCATTTTCGATTCGCCCACCAGCAATTTTCGCTGTTGGTGAAACTCGCTGCGGCCCATTTGGTATTGATTCAGGTCAATCTCGTCGCCAAGCGCTTGTTCGACCATCTGAGCGTCAAACGGCGATTCGATAAAAGCGGCAAACGTCGCGTTGATAATCGCGGCGTCTAGCTCTGCACGATCGTATTTGGCAAGCATGCGAATGCGATCAAGAATCGGCGCAAAAATGCCGCCCGCGCCGCGGTGCTCGCCCGCGCGCGTACGGTCGAAATCGTGGATCATGATCGGACGACCCCATTTCGTTTCGCGCGGGACGTAATCCCAGACCAGCGAGTTCGGCGCGTTGAACCAGTCTGCTTGGTGCGCACGCCGAATGTGGTAGCCCATCGCCGCGCCGTCGTCGTCGATAGCGACGCCGCCGCGCAAGTTCTTCATGTCGAACACTTGACCTGGGTTCGACAAACGATCAGGGTCAATCAAATTAAGCGTCGTGCCGTACCGAGCTTTCCCGTAGCCGATGCGATCACGTTTATATACGATCTGCGCAAGCGCGTCGCCATCGACAAGCTTGTGGCGAAACGCAAGGCGGAATTGCTGATTAACCGTCATGCCGCGCTGTGTGTCGGCCCAAAAGCCTGGGTTCAACGCCCAAGCGCGCCAACAGGTATCAATCGCACGGCCGTACTCGTCTGCCCATTTCGCGTCAAATGCTTTGATGCCAGTCATCGCTGCGAGTCCGCGATAATCAGGCTTCGATAGCGGGCGAAACGTCGCGCCGACCGTGTTATCCAAAATGCGCGTAACAACGCCCGAAGCCCACCCATCGTTGCGAACGAGATCGCGGACCCGCGCAACAACGCGATCACGGTACGGGTTGTACTCGCCGTCTGCGGAACCCAAAAACGGGTTCCACATTGCAAAGTGCGGGTTTGAAAAATCTGCGGCGTCGTAAGGAATGTTCGAGCCGCCTGCCAACGCCGCAGTGCGACGCTGAATCGGTTTTGCTTCGATCGGGCGCCCCGATTGATCGAGAATCATCGACTGCTGCGGCGGTTCCGGCACGCGCGCCATCCTAACAGGCAAAGTGCGTGCCATTATCGGTACACCATTGAAATCGGCCGGCGAGCACGCGGCGTTATTCCAAGTTGCATTTGCAGCAACTGGATCATGGCGTTCAACATGCCGAGGTTCGCTTGCGTATAGCGAACGGCTTTTTCTCCGTCTCCTTGAGTGTATTTGGCTTCGACAACTTTAGTGCCGCTGGATAACTGAAAAACGGCCATTTGCATTACATTAAGCTGTTGTTGAAGCACCGCAGTCGGAATGCCGGCCAAGCTCGACATCGTAGGGTCGAACCCCAAAGGTCCGATCGCATACGGATAGTCTCCAAAACCGAGATCGCTAACAATTTCCGTCGTCATCAGGCGAGCTTACCGACCAGTCGTTTCAGCAACGCGCTTCGGGCCGCGTCATCCGAATTGCCCACAATAGGCTGATTTGGGACTACTGTAACCGATGCGCCTTTAGGCCGTTCAACAGGCGCAGCAGGTTTGGCCGGCGCGACCGGTTCGCTTGCCGCGGTCTGTGCGGGCGTTTCAGTATTTTCAACCACGGTTTCAGGCTCCGGGGGTTCAAGCGATCGGCGTGACGACAGTTTAATGTTGAACTGCTTCAAAGCGCAAAGCGCTGCGTAAGAGTACACCGTTGTGTCGAGCACTTCGTTCGACCGGCCGGGGGGCAATTCCCATACGCGAAACCGAAACCCGTTAACGAACTTGGCGACCAGTTTTTCAGCGGTAAGTTGCGCAAAATAGTTTTCCGATCGATCAGGCGGAAAGTGCATAAAACCCGGCCCTGGCGTGTCAATCGACAATCGTTTGTAGATAACATCTTTTGCAGCGTTTACGCCGAGAATAATCGGTCGAAATGCCTTCTTTTTGCGATGTGTCGGTTTTGAAGTCGGCCATACCGGAGAACGTTTGCCACCAGGTTCCGAACCGCCTTTAATCGCAAACACCTTGCGGCCAAGCCGAGTTTTACAAAAATCGTACACGGCCTGAGTGTGGTGCCCACCAGAATCAATACACGCGCATGCGATTCGACGTGTCGCGCCATTCTCTTTTCTAAAATGTTTTAGAAGATACTTGTCCACCAGTTCTT